AGGTTATCCAACTGCATTATTATCAATAATACCTGATAATAGTGCTTCTGTATCTCCTAACAGTACACCGTTTACTTTACAAACAGCAAACAAAATAACAGTAAATGCAGACGGAAGTGTATTTTTAGATTTTCAATATACAGATATTTCAACTTTAAATAATTTTGGTTTCTTGCCAACAACTCCACTTGGTAATTCAGCTGTATCTCAAGTATTAACAGATTTAAACAGTACAATTTTAACTAGTGGTGATATAAAAGCAAGTGAAATTATACAATATATTATTGACAATAAAAACAATCCTACTGTAATTTCATTTTCAATAACTAAGATTAATGGTGATACTATTACACCTTCAAGGACTTTTGTAAATGGTGACCCAACTATGGATTGGGTTGTTTCTTATTCTCAAGATATGTTGATAATGTCAGGTTATACAAAAGCAACTGTACAATGGAATAGCGAAGATGGTGAAAATGGTAATTTAGTATTATGTTTAAACACTGATGAAGCAAAATTAAATGTATCACCTGATCAACCATTTAATGATTTGTTAAAGTTAAATACTGGTTCAATAACTCAAATAGAAAAAGTTGAATATGCAACAACAACTGTAACTGGTATATATAATGGATTTAATGTATTTCAAACATCATCAACATCTGGAACTGTAAGAGTTTCTGTAACAAATGTAACTGGTGGTGCTTTTGATGTTACAAAAACATTCACAATAACTTTAGATTCAACACAAAATGCAGGTCAATATTTAAATGGCCTTAACTTATATGCTTGTGTTTTACAATATCCGATTAATGTAATTACTGATATTACCACAAAATATGGTGATTTCTTTGGTATTGTTAAACAATTGAATTTAGGTAATCAAGGATTATTAAAACACTATGGAACATATGGAATTGCAGGAAATATAACATCTTTACCAAATCAATCTGCAAATTTACCATCTCCAAATGATTACAATTTGATATTACCAACATACCCTTATGTATGTCAATTTGGTGATGTGCCATTAGACAATGCAGAGCAAAATGTTGGTTCTGGTGCTGTTGCTAGTGCTGTTGCATACATGTACGCAAATGGTGATATTCCTTTCCCATTGTTGACAACAGCAAAAATGATGTTACCTGTAAGCAGTGTTGCTTCAACAACATCATATGATCGCCAAGAAGGTGGTAATGGTGATATAGCAATTGAACAAGGGTGGTTGGTATTGGGTGCTAATATTACACTTAATTTGGTAGAATTTTTGAGTAGTAACACAAGTGGAACGACTTTACCAAACACAACAACAACTAATACAGAATTTAATCAAACAAATGTACAAGATTCAATTAGATATATTAAACAAGAAGCATGTGATTATTTTAATGTTATAAAAGAATTGCCAAACAACAGAGGGATTGCTTTCAATTCACCAGACTTTAGAGAGCAATTTAGAGCAGGTATAATTCAAATTTTAGTTGATGCAGAAGCAAACGGAATGTTAGAAAATGTTAATTTATATCAAAATAAAGTAATAGTAATAGCAGACTCTAAAAATGCTAAAGATATATTAGCTTCAATACCTTTACAAATTATACCTGGTTTACAAGGTGTTGATATTACATTCAATATTTTTAGTTCATTAATCACTTCATTTTAAAAAAGGATAAATAAAAATGGCAGGAGTTAATTCAGGTACATTAGTACAGTGGGATCGTGCAAAAATAAATATAGATGGAATTGCATATTTAGATGGATATATTCAAAACTTTAGAATTGGTGGAGCAACTAATTCTAAAGCATTAAAAAGTATGACACCTGACGGATTGCCTTTAGGTACAACAATGGGTAATACTGAATATTCAGTTAGCTGGAAAGAAATATTACCAGATACAGAAAAATACATTAATTTTAGGGAATTATGCAAAGCAAATCCAGATATGCAGATAAGCATAATACCTTTTAAAGTTTCAGCAGATGGTAAAGATATTGCATTACCTTATCATTATATTATTTCAGGAATTAACCCCACTGGTAATGGTATAAATGGTGATGGTGAGGGTGAAGAATTAACAAGATCAGTTAGCTTTATAGCAACTAGAGTATCAGGATTATAAAAATGGATAGACAAGAAAAATTACAAAGAATACAAGCAATGACCACTAATAATAGAAATGTAATTAGTGATATAAAAGAAAAGCCAATTGAAAATACTGATCTTGATAAAACTTTTCAAGCAATGAAATTAAATAAGATATTGGACTTTGTTCAATATGGTGTTGGTACATATACCAATATTGAAATAAACGGAATAGAGCTTGAATTAAGAATATTATCAGCACAAGAAAATTTTGATATAGAATCAGAAGTTATAAAATTCTGTGATGAAAACAATATAAGAGATGACATTAGAATTTCATTAAGAAAAATGCTTGTTACATTATATAAAGCAAACACTAAATCACCAGTAAAAGAAAAAAGCAAAGAAACTTTAACATTAGAAGATTTAGGTTGGTTGCCATTAGGTATGTTAAATGATTTATTTGAAATCTATGCTAACTGGGTAAAAGAATGCACTATTAGACCAACACAGATGTCAGAAGATGAAAGAATCAATATTGAAAAAGCAGTAAAAAAAAAGCCAGAACTTTTGAATACCTTAGACTTATTGAGCTTACGACAAATAGCTCGTTCATTAGCGATCTCTTGCAGAAGCCTGGAAGAGAAGATGCAATCCGTTTTGAATACTTAATGTGGTTAAAGTTAATTGTAAATAAAATCGAGCAAGAAAGGACAAAATAAAAATGTCTGATCATAAGATTCAAATTCAATTTGTTGGTGGTGATGATAATATATCTGATATGTCAGGTAATAATAATGCAAGTTTTCAATATTTAGCAGATATTTTATCAAAATTAAATTCATCAATAGACAAATTGAATTTAAATTTTGACAATAAAGCAGGTAATGCAGTAAACAGTGAATCAAATAAAGAGCCAAAATACTCGAGAAATCCTGAATTTGATCGTAATCCTAACGACTTTCCAAATGATGAACAGGTACAAGTATTTCAGGATTGGCTTAATAAACAACAGCAATCATTTAATCAGATATTTTCATCAATTGGTGCAAGTACAGGTAAATTAATTGGTGCAACATTATTAACTGGCTTGACTGTTACCGCTACTAGATACATGAATAATGAAGCAAATGCAATCATGGGTAGAGCCACTAGTCAAGGTGGTTTTATTCAAGAAGCAATAAAAGGTAATGCAAATCAATCTTTTAATGGATACATTGCTAATTTATATTCTGTCAACAAAGAACAACAAATATCTAATAACCTTGCAAAAAGTCAGGGAATATGGGGAACTGTTGGAGGTATTGGCGGTGGTATTTTGGGTGGGTTAACTGGTGGTATTGCAGGGTTTACAGTTGGGAATTTACCAGGTTTAGCAGTTGGTACATATGAAGGGGCAAAGTATGGTTCAAGATATGGTAAATATGGCGGTGCATTGTTGGGTGGTGGTTATGGTACATTGTCGGCCGCTGAAAAAAATCAAAAAATAGAAGTTGAAACAGCTTTAAAATCTGCTATATCAGAAAGAATGGCATCAGCTTCTGTTTCTGAATGGTCAACAGGATTTAGTCGCTTTGGTTTAAATAAAAGCAATTATGAATTAGCATCAAGTAAAATAACTGGTGGTTCAGCTATAAATGCACCATTGTCAGCACAGTTTGAGAAAAAGTATGGTTCAGACTTAAACTACAATTCAATATTAAATAATATCGTTCCTTATATGGGAAGCAATCCATTAAATGAAAATCTGTCAGCAGTAGCACAGAATTTTACCAAAGCAGGTTTTGCTGTGGATTCTTTTGCAAAGTTAACTACTCAAGCAACACAGTATCAGATTGTTACTGGTAAATCATTGGAATCTTTCAGTGAAGATATTAAAGATGCTCGTAATAAATTTGGTTATGGTTATTCTGAACAAACAAATCAAACAGCATTAAATTTAATGACAATAGGATACAGTAAAGATTTATCAAGAGAGTTAGCTTATAACTCACAATATAATCCTCATATTTCTAGCGCTGTATCTGAATATGCAAATGAAGATATTTCTCAATTTGCTAGAAATGAAGCATTAAAACAAGCAATGGGTATAGACTGGAATACAACATTAAGAACTGGTAAATTAAGTGGTAAAGCAGACAAGATAAATGAATTAGTACAACATGCACAAAGTTTTATGTCTGGTGATACTAAAGATATTAATAGTTATGGCTTAGATTTAGCTGTTGCCGGTAAATTTGGATTTTCACCAGAAAAAATTATTGCATTAAATAGAGAAAGAGCTCAAGTATTTAAAAATCCGAGTAATGATGGTTTAGATGCAAGTGAAAATGTTGCACAGAAATTAGGTGTTGATATTATCACTTCATTACAACAAGGTTTAAAAGATATATCTAGTCTACAAGTATCAGCACAGCATGTTACTGTTATTGACAATGGTGGTAATAGTTCATCTTCTGGTGGCAGTAGTGGTGGTTATACCGGTATGTCTCCTATGGTACACCCTAAAGGGACAGACCCAACAAAAAACTTCTTTCCGCTCCTGTAGACATACAAGGGGCGGTTTTAAGTACAGCCTATAAATTTCATATAAATCCAAAAGCATTTAATAGGTTAGTGTATAATGAAAGCAAGGGTAATATTAATATAGGAAGCGATCCTACTGGATATACTCAAGGAGTAGGGCAAGTAAGTAAAGATGTTTGGGATAAATACAGTAAAATAAGTTATAATTTAGCAGGAAATCCCAAATATTATCAAGAAAATTTAAATGTTAGTGCTCATTATTTAAAAGACTTGACCCATCAATTTGGTAATTACACTTTAGGATTAATGGCCTATAACATGGGACCTGGTAATTTAACAAAATATTTACTAGGAAAAAGACATTTACCTAAAATCACAGAAAAATATGTACAAGGTTTTAAAGAATAGTTATGAGAAAAACACAATTATTAATATACCCATTAGATGATGCAAATGATGTTGAATATTCATTTAATTTAACAGCAGATGACACAGACGATGGTTATATTAATGGAGTTTCTGTAACTAAAGAATATAAATTTTTATTATGTGATTTAAACTATTCTTTAACATCATCTTTAACACCATCTTTATTAATACTTGGGCTTAATCAACCCCAAACAAAAAAGAATACATTAAGAAGCGGTCAGTTAGTAGAAGTTGCAGATAATGGCGTTATTGTGTTTCAAGGTAATATAGACTTAGTAACTTATGAAGTAAGTCCAGAAACAGGACCTATAGTAATATTAACTTTGGTGCAAAGTATCTTTCAATTAACCAAAATACCTTTTATTTTTTCATCAGATCAGATAAAACAAATTCAAAAGTTAACCAATTTAAATGCACAATTAATGTTGATCAGTGATTATGCACAAAAAGTTAACACTGAACAATTTTTAAATTTAATAATTGATAATACTTTTTATAAAAATTATTGGGAACAAGATAAAATCAATTATCAAGATTTATCAAAAGATACTTTTGTTTTAGCAACTAGTGGCGTTAATAGAGATGAAGTTTTAAGATCATCTTTAAAGTGTATGAATGTTGTGATATATCAAAATGAATCAGGTAAAATAATTATTAGAGGATTAGATGATAAAACATTATCTCCTTTCAATGTTGATATAACACAAAATAGTATATTTAATGATGCGCTAAATCCAAAGTTTAAAGCAGGTGATAATGTTGCATTATTAGGTTATAAATATATTGAACATGCAACCAGTGTGCCACTGTTTATTAGTAATTACAATATTTTATCTCCTGATATTTCAAATGCAGAAGATGCAAAAGTTTTTATATTGACATATGCGCCAAGTGAAAAATATTTTCCAAGGGTATATACTTTAAAAAATAAAGGTTGGTGGAGTGGAATTATTGAAACAACACAAATAAGTAGTAACATTATTGGCAGTGCAGAGTTTCAAGCAATTTTAAATCAAATAAACACTCAACCTGATAAATATATGAAAAACATAAATGCTGATGTTAAACAAAATAATGCTTTTTCTTATTATCAAGCATTATTGACAGCAGATTCATTAGCTGATAAATTAAAAGATTACAATCATTTTATAGGTAAAGTATCATTAGATGATAAATTTTTACCAGAAGATATAAGTAATTTATTGGGGAGCATTATGAATATAGGTAATTGTGATATGGAACATGGAATAGTAGCAACATATAACAGACATTATGGTCAAGATGGTAGTTATTTAAACTTTACATTATTGCCTTTAGGTTCATTAATTGGAATTTGGAATAATAAATAATGCAAAATTTATCAATGGGATTAAACAACTTAACAGTATCAGAATCACCATTAATTAAAGATGGGGTAATGTATATTGATGATGAAGGTCAATTAGTAACTGCACCAGATATAGAAACTCAAGTATATGTTACTGCTTTAAGTTATGATAGTGTTGCAAGTACATTTAGTGAAAGCCTTTTAATTCCATATTTAGAATCAACACATTATTCAGAATGGAATAAAAATACTATCACACAAATATTAAAAAGTGCATTTCAGCCATTGTTATATATAAATGCAATTCAGAATATAGAAATAAAAGTGCCAGTATTAAAAGGAAATATTTTATACATTACTATAGATGTGTTAGATTCACAGAATCAATCTGTAACTTTTTCATGGTCTAATATACAGGATTAAACAAATGATAATTGAAACATTAGAAAATTTAAAACAACAATTTAAAGATGCTTTACAAGCAATTAATTCAAAAATAAACCCATATAAACCAAACTTAGCATGGGATATAATAAGTCAAGGAATTGCTTCTATTTTTTTAAACTTATATGCAAATTTAAATCAAGTATTGAGTTTTCTTTTTCCACAAAATGCTCAAGGTGATAGAGTTGATCAATGGTTATATAAAAATGGATTGCCAGCTAGAATGGGATTAAGTTATGGTTTTATTGTTGTAGAATTTTCAACAATAATATCTACTGCAATTATTCCTGTAAATACAATATTTACTGATCAAAAAAGTGGAAACACCTATCAGAATTTGCAAGAGATTGATGTAACCGCAATAACAGATAATGATGTATTTACTTTATATGCAGTCAACCCTGGTAATACTATATTTGAACCAATAAATGCTTTGTTAACTAATAATAGCGGTGATATTGTGGCCGTTTTATCTTGCAACATAGGTCAAACAGAAGAAACAGATCAACAAGCAATTTACAGAATATTACAAGCTGAACAATCACCTTTATCTGGTGCAAGAATTACTGATTATGCTGTTTTTGATATTCAAGCAAATAAGTTAGTGCCTATTGGTTTTGCTAAAGTAACAGACAGTATTCAGATACAAAATTTTGTAAAAGTAAATGGAGTAGGTAAATTAGGTAATTTTATATTAGTAGGTCAGCAAATGACTGAATATGTTTTAAATCAAGGTTTATTACCTGATACTGATTTTATTTCATACTCCAGGGAAGCACCTCAAGATTTAATTGATATTGTTACCAATTATATTAATAGCATTAGATTGGCAGGTTTAACTATTATAACCAATACTTCAAAAACATATTTGATCACTAATGCTTTTATGAAATTAATTGTAGAAGTTACTTTGTTAAAAGGATATTCACCAACAACACCAATTACAATAGAATCACAAAGTGAAAATAATCAACCTATACAAATAACTTTATCAGTAACAGATTTAATAAAAAGAGAAATCCGAAGAGCTATTTGTTCACAGCCTTATGGTGGGACAAGAATCATGGGACAAAATTATATCACTTTAGATAGCATCAATGATGCTTTAAACACAACATTGTTATCAAACAAAGGGACATTAGCACAAATACTAGTTGATGTTGATGTTCAGGGGGTGCAGAATAACATACATGAAAACATTTTAGTGCCAGATTATTCATCAAATGCAAAGTACATTCAATATATATATGATTTATATGATTATGATTCTATTGATTTAACTTGCTTTTTTCAAGAAATATAATCACAAATGAAACAAGTAAAAGCATTATTAAACACATTGCCAGAAGTTGGGAATACAACACAAGTATTTATGACTTTGATTGATGATGACTATAGTTATAATCAGTTAAATGTGTTAAAGTTAAAAATATTATATGGTAAATGTATAATTCAAGATAAAACTTTTACACCTACAAATAATCAACCTTTGGCTATATTGGTAACTGGTATTTTTGAAGACAAAGAATATATTGACATATTATATACAAAAGCCATTATTGGCAACATCATGCCTGATCATTATAATTTATTATGTCAAAATATTCCATCTGGTATTTTTAAATCATTATTGATGACAGATGTTATCGGGAATATTATATATGCAATTAGTTCATTATTAATCAATTATTATTATGTGTATTTTAGCGTTTTAAATCAATTATTTTCTTTTGAATATTCTCAAGATTTAGAATACCAATATAATGGTACAAAAGGTTTATTAAGTGATTCCAAGTATTTACCTCAATTATTTCAATTGTTAAGTGCAACTGGTTCATATTATTTAAACACATATGATCTTGAATTGTATATTAGCCAGTATATTTATTTTAGATTAGGGATTGTTTGTGCAGTATATTTAGATGAACACATAAATGATTTTTCAAGATATTGGCAGTTAGGTATTTCAGGTAGTTCAGAATTAGGGGTAACAACCAGATTACCGCCTCAAGACTTTCAACCAATAATTGCTGATTTAAAATGGACTATTTTCAATAGTACATCTTTCAGTATGTTCTTTAGACAAGAAATTCAAGATTTAATAAACAGGGTAAGTCGAGCAGATATTGGAAATAAAGTCATATTTGATAATTCTGTAACACCGCCAGAACAGCATTTTAAATATGTAGGATATACTTATAAAGGAGATCCTCGCACCATTTATGGAAAATGTATTGAATATTGTGGATTTGATAATTACCCATTAAATATAAAAGGTTACATAAGATATGAAGAATAAAGATATTATAAAGAGTGATTTAAACTTAACACCAGAATTATTAGAATTTTTACAAAAATTATATAAAAATTTTAATGAAAGTGAAAATAATAATAAACAGCCAAAACAAGAATTTTCTGACACAATTGCAGACCAACAGTCAGTATGGTTTCATAATCAATTGGTAACAGCAGATCAAATGAATGTTTTTTCTCAAGATTTATATCAGAGAATAATGGGAATGACTAGCAACGGCAAATCCGGTATTTTATATTTAAAGTCAGATATTGGTATTTATTCTCAAAACTCAGCAATAATTCCAGATGGTATGTTTAAGTTTCCTAACACAACCTATCCTTTTCTTCCATACAATACAGCAATCATGGGATATGCTAAAGAAAAAAGATTTAACAATCTAACAAATGGATTTGTAGTTGCAAGATATACTGTAACACCCCAAGAGCCAGATTCAAACAATTATTCATTTCCAACTGAATATGTTTACACTGATACAGTAAATCCAATTACTGATGTTGTTATTTTAACAATAACAAACAATACTTTAGGTTATGACAGTATAACAAAGACAAATTGGTTTATAAATCATGCAACAGATAACATAGATTCTTTAACCAGAGATAGTGGTTCAGAACATTATACCTCTGCAATTTCACCATACTTATTAAAATTATTTACTGATAATGGTAAACATGGAAACTTCAATAAATTATTAGAGTATTTATATGGTTATGATGATACTATAGTCAAAGTATATACATTTACTGATCAGAATCCTCCACCTACTTTTTTAGAAAAAGGGACTTATGCAATTTCTTTTAGCTTCATTGCGTCAGCAGGAAATAAAGCAAGTGATCCAACATTAGATTCTCATCAAGACTGGATTATATCAGGAATAACCAAACTTGCTTATCTTGATAAAAATAAACAATATTTTAAGAACTTATTAGGTGTATTAGGTGATGATTACACTATTATTCAAGAAAATGGGAAAATATATTTTATCGATAAAAATTCAGCACAACAAAAAACAATTATTAATCCTAATGACATTCAAACAGCTTTAATAAAATTTGTAAATACTATTATAAATGATAGAGAGTTAACATATAAAGACCCTACAACATCAGCAATACAAGCATTTTATTCATCAGATGGCTCAAATGCTCCTTTGTTTAAAGACATTAATATGCAGTATAAAATTGGGTATAGACAAATTATTTATGATGAAAACCCAAGAGCTGTTTTATATTATCTTTCAGGTGGTCTTGTTATTTTTTCAGGACAAGTAGTTACAAATTCTGATGGTTTATTTAGTTTTAATATACCGCAACTTAAAACACTTACAAATCTTGGTGGTGCAAATCAAGTTCCTGTATATTGTAGTATTTTACAAGATAGTTCATCTCCAAATCATAATCAATTTGCAGTAGCAGAGCTTAGCACCAATAATACTACAATTACTGGAAAGGCATTTTATATGGACACTGGCGTAGGTACTAGTGCATATATTGCTATTTTAGTAATTGGTATCTTAGCAAACTATGTTGGAGATGAACTTGCTAAAATTAGAGCATATAAATCTAGCTTTTATTATGATGATTTACCTGAAGACAAAAAAGTTGAATTGCGTCAATATTATATCAGTCTTGATGAAGCAAAGGATTTAACAAAAGTTACTGCACCAAAATGGTTGGAAGCAGAATTAAAAGATAAAACACTTAATTAATATGAATACAAACATACTAGGAAAAATCAGTACACTAAATGATATTGCTGAATTATCAGGATTATTAAACTGGGAAATAAATGATGCAAAGTTTAAAAATCCCGATGGTTCAATAGTTTCATTTTATGTATTAAATAGAGTTAAATATCCAATAGCCAGGTATTTAAATGGTGGAATCAATGCTTTTAATTTGGTGAATGGTTTATTTTTTAATAAAAATCAAAAAGACCCAAATCAAACACTGTTTAATACAAATCTTGGTGTTAGCATGATTAAAGAATCATGTAAAAGAAAATACAGCATTAGAGAAGTTCCATATGCTAATTATGATCAATTAGTTAATTTAGGTATGAGTGGCCAACTGATTACTTTTAAAGTAGTATTTGCAGGAACACAGTATTTGACTGCATATCTGAATGTAATTCAAAATTTATTTGGGTATTCTTCAAGTAATAATGATTTAGGTACACTATATCACCCATTTTATAATGAAATAAAAGGAGTATTGCCTTTAGCATGGAGTAATGAGTTTGTGTATGATACATTAAATTTTGTTGCAGTAGACATTACTTTTAGAACATCTAACATTTTGCATTTAAGCCCACAAAGTTTAAACCAAGGATTAAGAGAACAAATCGCTCTTGCATATATTGCAATTGAAAATTCTTTGTTATCAATAGGTGCAATGGTAGATGCTTTAAAAGGATTATCTCATAATATTATAGGATAGATATAGATGTTACTATTTCAACAATTACAAAATATACAGAATACATATCAATCTATTTCTGCATTTTTTTATAAAGCAATACCTCAATCTGTATATGTTAATAACAACTTATCAAAGCAATCAATAGATTACAGTTTATTAATACCAGGTTCAGAATTCTTATACAATTTAACGGACAATCAGATTAATGCACAGATACAATTTTATGTAGATTTATGTAATGACTTGATTGTAAAGATTACAACCAATATAAACACACAAACCAACTTACAATTAGAAAGATTACAAGTAGTTTTAAACACCTCTATTAGCAATTTAAATGTATTTGCTTTAGCTTTAATCAGCGCAAGAAATAAAAACATTATATATTATGTCGTGCAGTATAATATGGGTATGTTAAAAGCATTATACTTGAACAATATAAGTTATGATACCTATGAACAACAAGTATTATTAAATCAAACAGTAAATGACTTTAATAATATACAAAAAGGTACTTTATTAATATTATCTATAGGTAAATAAAAATGATAATACCGATCTTAATAGACAAAAACGGGAATTTTTTAAATCCCCAACAAAATCAAAATTTATGTCAAATATCAAAATATGGTCAAGGTATGAATACGCCGTGGTGTAATCAATTAACTTTAGCATTTTACACAAGAATTATTGAAGATGGACCGCTAATTGTCCCAGATAAAAGTAGTGTAGTAAAAACAGGATTAAGTGGAATTATCAATATTTCAATTAATGCTTATGAAGATGCACCATATCCTGTTAATTTGAGCAAAGGAACAATAGATATCAGCAAAGAATGTATTTTACAGTGGACTGGGATAACATCAGGATTAAATATTGTTACTACTGATATTGTTGGTGCTGAATATATCTTGATGTTGTTAGCAAGAACAACAGAAGGGTATTAATATGTCTTACCCATCAACTTTAAAAGTTTACAATTCTAGTTTAGGTATGAACAATGGAAGCGGTGGCGGTGGTGATTCAGGAGTAAAATCTTGGAATGGTATGACTGGTGATGTGGTTGCAACTGCTTCTGATGTTAATGCTTTTACTCAGCAACAAACTTTAAACAAAATAAGTGATGCAGTTAATCCAGTAAAAGCGATAGCACAACAAGCATTAAATCAATCTACCATTGCAGAAGTAAATACTTTGTTTACTATTTATTATATGGGTGTAAACATTGATTATTTAATGAGTGCATTCTTTACTGATGATGCAGATACATTGTTTACTAAAATAGCAGATAAATTAAATGCAACAAACAAATTGCAGTTTAACTTTTATAATCCAACAGCTCAAGAATTAAAAAACAAATTAAATAAAAATATTACAAAAAATGATAGTGTAAAGTTAAATACTTCAACACCAATTACAATCACTATTTCTAAAGATCAATTTTTATCTTTTCAAACATTAAGTAATTTCTGTGATTATGTAACAAGATATATAAACAACCTTTCTACAGATTATGAAAATTTCTTTTTTGATTTTGTTGATGAATACAATGTTTTTTTATGTTCTAATTTAGACAGTAATGTTTCAATTCAATATTGTTCAGATGATATTAATGTTGATGATTTTGGTATAATTTTGTGTTTAACTCAAGATACAGATGCTATTTTACAAGAATTTGACGGAAATTCTGATAATGGATTGCAACAGCAAATAGATAAAATGAAAGCAGATGTTGATACTGCTTTAGCATATGAAATACAAGGAAATCAATCGCAAGGTGTAATAGTTAGTCCGAAAGCAAATAATAAACAAACTGTATCAATGGCAAATGCTAGTAAAACAACAAAGGGTGTTGCTCAAGCAGGAACAAATATTGATGCAAATGATGGTGTATTAAGCACACAAGGCGGGGGGCAAGGAACAGTAAAAACAGTTGCAGGTGTACCAGCTGATGCAGGTGGTAATGTTCCATTAAAAGCAAGTGATATTAGTGCTTATACTAAAGCACAAACAGATTTAGCCGTTGCAGGTGTAGCTGCCGAATGTACTAACTTACAAACACAGCTAAACACAACTAACACGAAATTAACAGAAGTTGATACTAATATGAAAAAAATAACAAGTGCTCCTACTGTAAACGGAATACCGCAAGAAAAATCTCAAATAGATGGGTCAACTTTTGAATTACCAGTTAAAATAACAATTGATCAACCAGGTCCATCTTTTAGTAATGGTATTCAGTTTTGGGATTATACAGGGCAATGGGTAACAGATTATGATATAAATGCTTTCCCTTCTGCACCTAGTATTACTCAAATTAAACAACCTTTACCGACTAAAGAATTAAACATTACTTTACAGAAAATAATGCCGTCATATTATCCTGATAGCTTTTATTATTTCTTATTTGCTTTGAATACTTCAAGAACAATCAAACGGTTAACAAAAACTGCTGTATATGGTGGTTATAATATAAACTGGAATGATGTTATAGCAACCTTTGGCGGTTCAAACACATTGCCTTTTGTAGTTAGATTTACAAATTTAATCACCAATGCAAATGTAGACATTACAGTTATATGTGATAAAACAACTATTTACTTAAAAACTGCTGACAGTTTTGCTGGTTTCATTAGTTCAGAAGTTGCAAAAGATTCAAATTATGTTAGTGGGACTGGATTTAAAATGCAGTGGAATGGTGTAACAAATAGATTTGAAATGTCTGCAAATTATAATGCAACTTTTTCATTGACTTTATCACCATCAGGAACATTAGCAAATAAAATATCATTAACGAAAATATGTTATGCAACTTGGACTGTTGCATCAGTAATGAATGTTTTACAAAGTGGCACACCAGTTTTAAAAGATATACAAGATGCAATCACAGCAAATCCTAGGGGTGAATTAGCAATATCATTTAATTTTTCAGTATCTGGTGAGTTACCTGGTTTATTCATTAAAATGGAAGATGTGCCAAGTTTATCAGGATTGGCTGACATAATGACAGCATTTATGAGGTCTAAAACTGCCACAAAAGACGCATATCCTAACTTCACAATGACTTATGATGGTAATAGATTCAATATTTCAAATGGTACAGTAAATCAAATATTAATTTCTCCTAATGGTTTGGGTAATGATTTACTTAAAATTAGTCAAGCAGGATTTGCAAATATTTCTGTTTCAAATGATATTAATGTTGCAACTGATACATTTAGTGCAACCAGGGTAAGTTATCAAGTAACATTAATTGAAGATGTACAAGAAGCGATTATAATCAATTACATTCACAAAATTAACAATATGCAACATGATTTATTTGCAATTAGTTTATATGTGTATAGTCAATTGGTAGAATTATCAAAATTAAGTAAATCTGATTTAATAAACACATTCAAATCTTTATTTAAGAATGAAAAAAACAAATTACTGCAAACATTTAAATCACATTTATTAAATGAAAAAGAAGATAACATTGATGAATTATATTTAGATATCCTTAATGATCTATCTGTTGATATAAATGCTTATGAAGTAAAATCAAATGAAGTTTTTGCACCATCTACTACTGTTGTTTTAGATAATGAATACATAACTTGCACCAGAATAAACATTACAACATTAATGGCTAAACCTTATTTATGTTTAGCAAATCAATCATTGATCAGAGTTACTGCTAAATCTTATACAGACAAAGGAATGAAACAAGTATATCCTAATATGCTGTCAGCTAACTATACTTTAGATGGTTCAACTACAGCTTGGTGTTTAACTGATGTATTAAGTGAATTTGGTGAATTTTACATTAATCAATTACATGAAATATTCTTTGATGGCCGTGATGTAAATCAAGGTGGTTCAAATGGTAATATTGTTTACTACCCTGTAAACATACCATTAAACCAATTATCAAGTGGAACATGGCAAAAACTTATTTCATTTACAGCACAGTTAGCAGTAGCAAAGGTAGTAACATTAAGAATTATAATAGTAGCAGTTGATGATAATCTTGTTACTTCTGATTATTTAATACCAACAGTCAAAAAGACTAATGGAAAAATCATGTGGTATCAAGATATAAAAATACCAGCAACAGGGACTTATCCTAACATGCCAGATTCTCAAAATGATCCATTGATTACAATAACATCAATAAATTATGATATTGTAATTAATACCTCATGGAGTAATTCTAATAATTCATCATTATCACTTAATTCTGTTAATCCTACTTATGCAGTTTCTTTAAACAAAGGACAATGTGCATTGAAAGATGGTTTAAACAGTGTTATTGACTTTGATAAAATGGATCATCATGTTAACTTATTAAATACTATAACTACAGATATTTTAAATAGATTGGTAACATTAAAAGCCGGTGTTATTTATAAATTATTTGTTGCAACAACTTTTATTTTAAATGGTCCTTTGCAAAATCCTGATCCAAGCAATCCTCAACCAATTTTAATAGGTTTATGTGAAAATAATTTTAGAGAAAGTGAAACAAATAGAAGACATTATACTATACCTTATCAAGTTACAAACTGGAATGATGCTCAATATGTAGATGGTATAATTGAAATAGATTTATCTAATGAAGTAAACGATATTGACATGAGGTTATGTTATTTAACAGAACAAAATGAGCCAGAAGCAGTAATAAGCATAAAGGATACATTTGGAGTAAAAGTGTTAAATGAAGAACAATCTCAGACATAAAACTTGGCAACCTTTAAACAAATATCAATTTGATGTTATTTTAAAGTCTAATGCAACTATAGATTTAGGGATACTGGCTTATAAATTTAACGATTTAACTTATAACAATTATAACTATCAATATAAATGTGATATTAGTATTCCCTGTGTAGAAGTTTTTATTTTTAATGGAAATATTATCACTGAATTACCAAAAGCAATTTGTTATAAAGCTGATGGTGGTTTATACATTCAATTAGATAAAGGTGTTAAAATTGTTATAGGTAGAATAAGTAGGTTTAATTTTGAATTGACATATACGTCAGTTTAAAGTATGCTACAAAATATATAAAGAATTAACGAGTAATTACTAGAATACACTTTGTAGCAAATCAATTATAGATTATATAATTGTTTTTTTCAATTAATTTAAAAGGAAATTTTTATGAATTCATTAAGTACAATAGCGGATCCAATGTCTATAAAATATTTACAACAAATGCAATTGTTGAAAGATATTTTAAACAGTGGAAGTCAAGCAATTAATATCAGTGAAGCTGATGTTGAAGTAGAAAAAAATATTTTCAGTAATTCAGAATTTGCATTAAAAATAGTTGCATCTCCAGCAACTGCAGGGGAAATATCTGTTATTGATCCATATGCAACAGATAATCAAGTAACATACCCAATTATTGCAGGACACACAGCAAAAGGTGCTAGTCATCTTTTTGTTGCAACTAATTCTGTAAGTGCTGTACCAGTTGCTTTAGAGAAATTTATCGTTCCAGGTTCAACACTTCAAAATTTACAATCTTGTGTTAATACTGGATTTTTCTCTCCTGAAATCAGTGCAGAATCTCCTGTTGTTGGTGGTATTAGATCAGTTCCTGTTACCTTTTCATTTACTTATGCAGGTGCAACTACTATAATTACTTATAAACAAGTAGGTAGTGAAGACATTCAAAGAGATGGCAACACTCTTTATGTTACTTCTGTTGACACTGGTGCAGTTGGTAGCAGTGGTTGTAGCCTTCAACTTTTAACTGTATCATTTACAGTTGACAGTTCTGGACAAACTCCTGTTATTACTGCTTTAGTAAAATACGCTAGCAAGAAATAATTAACTTAGTATGGGTATTTATACCCATACTATTTTACTTTTTTACATTCAACTGTTGCAAAAAATGCAATAAGTTATTATAATATCAACAATTAAACTTATGAGAAATATATGAAAAAATTATTTTTATTGAAAAGTATTCAGCCTGATTGGAGTATTACTTTAATTGGTTTATTTTTATTTACTTGGGGTTGGTATTTAGACATTAAATCTTTAATAGATGCAATCCATGGAGTTTACCCATATCCTGATTGGCAAACCAATTTACAGTTTTTTGCTGTATGTATAATGTACACTATTGCATTATGCTTTACTTTAATTTGCAGAGTTTTTAGTCTATCTGTTTGGCTTTTATACTTTTTATCATTTTCTTGGGTTATATATCACATGCCTATGGATTTAACTGTAACTGATACACCGCATTGGTATGCTTTTTTAGATGCTTTGTATATAATTCATGGTGGTTATTTTGTTAGAATGGGATTTGACAAAGTAGTTTCATGTATAGATTTTGGTTTCCTATTGGTTAAAACTTGGATTAAAAGTTTAGGGTAATACGATTATGTCAGATCAATTGATAGAAAGAATACATAAATTAGAAACGCACTTTGAGTTAACATCTGAAAAATTAGATAATGGCTTTAAAGGTGTAGACAAAGACATTCAAGCATTAAAAATTGATTTACCCCGTGAAATATTGCAGAGCATGAAAATAAAATGGTCTGAAATAGATGAAAGAAAAAGACAAGAATTAGAACAAGATAAAAAAGATAAACGAAACATGTTAATAGCAATATTTGGGTCAAGTCTTTTCATTTTTGTTTTAATATTGTCTACTTTCTATCACGATCATGAAGAAATTAAAAGCAATAAACAGCAATCTCAAGAAACATTACTCATTGCTCAAAGAGCAGAAAAAAAATCAGATCAAGCACTAAGCACAAGTAAATCAACTAATGATAAACTTGATGTTGCTTTGTTTTATACTAAAAAACATTAACTGTTTTCTTCATACTCTATAATATCTGACAATCTTTTTAAAAATCCTTTTAAATGTTTTAATTCACAGCAATATTCTTGCATCTTGCCTTTGTGAAAAATAATAACAATTGGTTTAAAGTAATTTGTAGTATGAATCAACTTTAAACCAATATCATAACCTTTTAAATTTATTTTTAACTTCATCTTATTTATACAGCAAAAATAACAACTTTAACAGTATCACACTAAAAAATATGTTACTCATTGCAAATAAGCAACATATTGTTTTAATTAATAATGGTAATGATTTATGACTGCTAATTGATAATGATATTGCAAATAAAATCCCTTGCATTATTAATAATATTACTATCATAATCAAAAAGGAATACCATCACTTGATATATGTGAAAAATCATCATCATTATTAAATGAATGACTTTTACTAAAATCATTATTTTTAAAGTAATTGTTATTATTATCTTGACCTTGTGATTCAAATAACTTTACTGGTTCATCTGGTTCAACTACATTTGGGTATCTCACTGTAAATGTTGTTGTTACTGCTCCATTTTGTAATTTTTCAGACCAGTTTAATTTACCTCTCAATAATATTGTTGCACCTGGAATAAGTTTATCTAATTTATACTTGATTTGCTCATTACTTACTACAACAATAATATTTGCATAAATATGTTTTTTAACTTCGCCATTGTCATCTTTAATTGTACTGTGATAACAACTCAAAGAAAACATGGATTCTTGATCATTATACTTTGATGCTTGAACGCCACTTTTACCAATTCTTCCTTTTGTGTTTATTTCAAATAAAGCCATTTTATACCTCCGCTTTTTCATTATTTACATTATCAACCAATTCTTGAATATTATCTTGTGTCATTAATGGGTGATTAACAACATGATCTATTGGATCAAGATCAGGATTATCTTTTTTTGATTCATGGTATTCATCTTGCACTTGCTGAATCATATTTAATACTTTAGGAATTGCATTTGCAATAGTAACGGGGTTGGGATTTATCATTGCCAACACTGCTGATGCAACACCTTGAAAAAATGTATTTAAAGATTGTAAATCATTGTTATTATTCATTTATACTTCCTTTTAATTGAGTTTAATACCTTCTTGTAACTTTTGATTGTTTTTTATATATTGTTTAACTGTACTTATAATAAAATCAATATTAAATAATGATGTTACTGAATATAATTTTTTATAATCTTTTTCAGTAAATTCATCTTTATCAATATCTGTAATTTCATGTTTATAAGTGTTAGATTTAATATGTTCTTCATATGAAGTATGATTATCAATAGAGATTTTAACACCTTCACCATCTTCTCTATCATATATGCAACCAGTATAAACAGTATCATCTAACCTAATATAAATGTGAAACATGTTATATTCACCAAAGCTATAAAATATTTCTTTATTTTTATATTCATCATTCATTATTTGTCTCCATGTTAATTTTAAAATACTCTGTAGTAATTAATTGATTATTTTTTATTATATTGATTCTAGGTTTATAATCATCACTATTAAATATATCACGATAAATTAAAACAACATCTTTATCTTTTTTATATTTTGCTGTTATGTTTTGAAACCATAATATTATTTCTTTTGGACGATTAAACACGCATTCTGGTATATCATCAATCATTGTCATTATAACCAGAAAGCTCAAGTCTTAATAAAATCAAATCACAAATATGTTCATCTGTAACTTCTGATACTTCATCTATTGAAGCTAAATCATTACTACCATTTTCCCAATGATCAATTAATGCTTCATGCATAGGAAGATACTCTTCTGTATCATCAAAATGTTTTAATAATATTTGTTTCACTAAATCTAATAAACTTCTAATATTATTTTTACATGTTGCAAAATACGGCTGTTCTTCGTCCATCATATGAAACAATAAAATATCATCTGGGTTTATATCTTGCACAAATTCAAAATCATCAGTCCACCAATTCGTACATTCACTAATGTATTTTAAAAATTGACTTAATGTTATAGTTTTTTCTTGATTATCAACTATAAATTTATATTCGGTTGCTGTTATATTCATTTTTTCTGTTTCCTTTTGAAGTATTATTTAAGATTTTCTGTGAAAAGTTTATTATTTTCTAAAATATTTTTAATCATAGTTATTAATATTTTGTCATCAATTTTAAAATTATAAAATTCTGTCGATGCAATGTATTTTGTAAATACTAACAAAGACCTGCAATTATATGGTATGAAATAACTTTTATCTTCATAAATTAAAGTTATAAATGATTTATCAGAAAAATCATCAAACAATGCTTTTATATTATTTAATTCTTCATCATTAAACATATCAATATTATCTTTTAATTTTAAACTTCCATCAAGAAAAATAAGATTAATATCTGGGAACATAAAAGTATATGATTTCTCACCATATGATAAACACTTAATACCGACTATGTTAAGATACTGCAAGATTTCATCAGTAGTGATTTTATCTTTATATTGATCATTAATGATTTTATTATATGCTTTCATTATTTTTAAAGATTTAAAGCAGTTATAATAATTATCTCTCATCACCTCTTCTAATGAAGCAACTTTACATAAATTTAACACAGATTTACCAGCATCTGAATCATAAGGAATCGTCATCAATTCTTTATAAAAATCTTGATTCAATTGAGATTGAATAGTATTTGTCTGATCTGCTTTTTCTTTTAAATTTTCAATAATATGACAATCATTTTTTGACATTTTTGTTTTCCTTTCTTTTATAAACACATTTTTCAACTATATCAATATAACATTCATTTACAATTACAAAATAAGCTATGGACTTTATCTTGCTTTTACAAAATTGTGAAGTATTGATAAACCTATTAAGATAGTTTCTATACTTACCTCTTAATTCTTTACTGCCGTTTGCAATTTCTAATAACATGGAATGATAAATATCCGTATCTGGTAATTTATTGTTGATTAATTTATATTCATAGATTTTATTATAAATTAAAACTTTTAAACCTTTGTATTTACTCATTTATGTTTATTGTTCTTTTGTTAATTTTAAAAACACATTTTTTTGTCTTGCTAATTCAACAATTTCTTTCAATGAAAATAAATCATTATTATGTTTTATGTTGCAAGATATTAGATAAACACCTAACTTTTCATTTGTTGAATTTTCTGGCTTTGTTTCTTGTTTAACTTCTTGTTTAATCTCTTGCTTAACTTGCTGTTGAATCGGTTGTTGTATTTGTTGAGCTTGTTGTTGCATTACTTTTAATTGATTTTCTTTAGCGATTTTTTCATCTGCAACATCTTTTAATCTTTGATAATATTTTCTAATTGCTTCATTTTCATAATTAGAAAAAACATCAGGTAAAAGATTATAACCATATTCTGCATTTAAAGATTCTACTAATAATGCAATGTTTTCATTTCGCAATCTTTGGTTTTCTTGTTGTTGTTTGTAAACATTTACTGCATTATCAATCTCTTCTTTGATTGATTGTATCTTTACTCCTTTTAATGACCATCTTTTCTGATTTTCAAATAAAGATTTTTTTAGTTCAGAAATATCATTGTCAGATAAAAAACAATCAACTTTTACTGCATCAAAATAACTTTCAATTATTGAAAATTTTTCAGCAACTCTTGTTTTTTCATGTTCTTCAAACTCCAACTTTAAAACATCTTTGATTGCTAACAACCTATTCAACTCTGACTTGATTTCATTTTCAAAAATCATAACATTTTCTGTTAAATGTTTTGTGATGGCTATTCTGATTTCAGTAACTTCATTACATATATTATTGATAGATGCTATTTCTTTTTTAACATCATAATTATCATTAGTTAATCTTGACTTGTAATCTTCAATAATTTTGTCTATTGTTTGTTTAAACAAACTTTTATCCCATTCAATTGATGCTTGTATAGGTAAACAATGATTATTATTTTTTAAAATCAATGCTAATTCATTAGTTATAATTTCTATATTTGTGTTTTCCATGACTTTTCCTTTCTTTTTGAACTGTGAAAATTATGATGACAATTGATCACCATGAAAAATTATATCGTATAACATAATAAAATAAAAGTTTTTTTTTGACACTTTTATTTTTTGTGGTATAATTATTTCAGTTGGGTTCATAGAGCTGAACTTAACAAACAAATAGGTAGGATTAAAAAAACACCATACTCCTTAAAATTCTATTAATCCTACCTATTTTCTACTAATTAAACTTATTTACTAAAAATGGAAATAAATAAAACAGAAATATCAGGAATCATCACATTAGATTTTATTAAACCATATAATAAAAATTATTATGAATCTGCATTAATACATAATTTAAAACAAAGATTTAAATTGCAATGCCCTTTAGATTGTCCAGGGATAGAATTATTGAAAAAAGATAATCATGTGATTGTTTCTGGTTCAATGATATTAATAAATGCTACAATGAACTATTCTGCATATAATTTAATACATGTTAAAAGCATACAGGAATATAATTTGTTATAATGTTCTGTAAATCAATAATTTTAAATAATACTCTCTTAATAATTATTGGTTTATAATCAGTTGTAAAGATTTTCTTTACAACTGATATTTAAATCAAATACTATACATTACTGGAAAGTGATGTACCATATATTTATCTCCTGTTTTATTTAATATATTAACCTCTTGATCAATTATATTTAATAAATATTCATAATTGACTGGCTTATGATTTTTTAAGTTATTTTCTGAAACAGCACAATTTTTTAAATAAAATTTTAAAAAATCTCTGTTTCTGAAATCTAACAGTTGTACGCATACTGGCTTCATTTTATAAACATAACTCCATAAATAATGCTTTATCTTTATTTGGATAAAAGTCTTCTCTTACACTCAATACAATGAAATTCATTTTTTTGTAAAGATCAATTATAGGTTGTGTTTTTGATGGAACAGACACTAAACAATATTTAACACCAATATCTTTATACTGTTTTAAAATTGATTTTAAAATTTGAGTAATAATATCTGTACCTAAACTATCATTGGCACAAACAAAATCTATCAAGTGAATATCTAAATTATAACTATTGGTGAATGATATATAGCCAATTGGTATTTTATGTTCTTCAATTTCATAAACTATTACATGAACATTGAAATTTAATTTTGTCAAAATATCAGTAAAGTATTGTTTAGCCATTGCAAGATTTTCTTTATTTTCATTTGCATTTTTTGCTGAAACATATAATGATGATAGAACTTCTATATCTTGTTCTTTTGCAATATAATGTGATATTTTAAACGGCTTTAACTTCTGCTCTTCTGCTACTTCTGTTATATGTTGTTTTTTCTCTTTCATTTGTGTTTTTCCTTTATTATAGTTAATATTATATTTATCACTTGTATCAAATCCTCAACAGCATGATTTAATATTTGTAATTCTGACGATTCACAATCCCACTTAGTTAAATAGTTTATAATGCCATCACTATTTATACGATTTTTTATTCTGTCATTTCTCATTAAATTAAACAATATCTTACCATTTATTGTTAAGTTGTTTAATAGATCATCATTATATACTGCATAAACATATTGATCTATTTTTTTAATTTGAAGATTAAATCTAAATTCACCATCAATTATAATTGCTGAAATTTTATCAGAAATTTTTATGATTTCTTTGCATTCAATACTTCTCAAATATTTACTTAAAACTGTTTTTACTTTCATTGTTAATTACCTTTAAATTGATTCTGTTTTGTTTTCTATTACTGACAAAGTTGTTATTATCTTTTCAATGATTTCTTCATTATATGATAAACCTTTATACTTAAACTCTGATGGAATTAAAGACAAATTAGCAAATACTATCCTGAATGTTTTGTTTTCTAATATTAAAACTTCACATAAAACATCTTTTGTGCTTTGGTTGTGAAATATCTTTAAATATTTGCCATTTTGTGGGTGATTGCGTGATTCATTTCTTATTTCATATTGATCGAGTTTTTTCTCTAATTCACTTAATATTTTATACCTATAAGACATTAATGTTTCTTCTGCACTTTTATTGAAATTACAAATTTTTTCTAATAAAAACTCTAACAGTAATAAACCTTTTTTCATTTTTTGTTTCCTTTTAAATTGATTTTTTATAAACTTTCTAATTCCCAAATAAGATCATGTATTGCTTTGGTTGTTTCCATATAATTGCAAATATCTAAATTTGGGTATAGTGATGCTTTTGCTAAAATAGCAGATTGATGATAATTATTACGCTCAATAAAATCATCAAGTCTGATAGACTCAAATAAAGACCTAGATTTTATAAAAGTTTCAGTGATTTTCATGTTATATTTTTCACCAAACTTTTGCCATTGCTTCTTTGATATTTTACGAAGCCGTTCTTTATTGATGGGTCTGATTTCATAACATATTGTCAATATATCTTTATCTAATTCCCTTGCTAACTTTTCAATCAGTGTATTCATCAAATCTTCTTTATTATTAAAAATCAATGTAGTATCATTGCTGATCTTCATTTTATAATTAATAATCTTATCTAATGAACATGACACATAATCATTAATATTTAAAGAATTTTTCTGTAACCAATCATTAATATATTGATAATCAATTCTTTCTTTGATAAATTTTATTTCATAAGAAGTTGTCATTTTAGTTTCCTTTCAAATTATTTTATTATTTTAACATTATAAAAATTTACTGTTAATCTATAGTATTTGTTAGATTTACCCGTTTTTGAATTAAAGTTAACTATTTGCTTATCATCTTTAAACAGATAACCATAACCTCTTTTTTTCTTATATTGCAGAATATCCACTAACCCTTTTTCAATATTAGTAACATCAGGTCTTACATTACTTGCTGTACCATCTTTGTTTTGTTTTGGGTGATAAACGATTTCACAAGCCAATAAATCAGATGTTAATAAATTTTTAACTTTAGGATTAATGTTTTGTTTTTTCAATTCATTTTCTATTAAATGCTGATAACAAACATATTCTCTAGTGTTAACAGTTTTAATTTTAAATGGTTTTTTGCCGTCATTATTCTTTTCATTTTTTTCTAAAAAAGTTTTAGTTGTATCGTTTACACTGAATGAATTTGAAAAATACAATTTAAATCTTAATGTTGTTGTTATTGCCGGTATATCATTTATAAAAAAATTTTCTTCAATTTTCAATGTGATGACCCCCTATATTTTTATATTTTTGCAATTAATCATCTCCTATTAATTTCTTTTTATAATCAATTATTTCTGCTTGACTGACAAAGCCATCTCTACACCTCAATTCTTCTTCATATTGTTTCTCTGCTTCAAGATTTTTTTGATGTTGAATTAAGTCTTGTTTTTGTTGAGGTGTTTTGTTATCAAACCAAATTTTCATATATTCTTTTGATTTTTCTTGATGTCTTTTTTCAATTTCTTCTCTTCTGCAGTCTGGACACAATTCATCTTGTTTCGGATACTGCCAACTCTGCCAATTTCCTAAATTCCAATTTTTAGGTTTAGATTTAAACTTTTTAATGAATTGTGTCCCACTTTTTTTATGAATAGAACATTGATAATTTACCTCTATTTTTATCATTGCGCTTTCTATACTGTTAATGTATTTATTCATCTTTAAAATCCTTTTCATTAAATCCAGAACTTAATAAATTATTCATAAACTGATTGCCAAATAACTTTAAATTGCTTTGAGTTGGGTATTTTATATTATACTTTTCACATTCTGCTTTTGTAATCATATCTTCTATTTTATCTAATGGGTTAAATTTTGGATCATAAACGCCATCTTTAAACTTATTCAGTTTATTACTAGCATCGGTATAATTCAATCCATGACATTGATTCAACAAAATTATTCTACACTTCTGTTTTTTCATGTCTTGTATATCTGCATTCAAACCGCTTTTTGCAACAAACTTTACATGATCAAATCCTATCCCACTCCAACCAAGGCCATCTTTTCCACCATTGATAGATTTCTCAATAACATAACAGATATCTCTATTAGTTTTAGATTCTTCTAAACATTGATTTAAAATATTTTTCAATCCTCGTTCTTTATATTTTTCTTTTTTATTCTCATACTTGTGATCAATCCAATTGCATAACGATTGTTTTTCTGCTTCATTTAAATCGTTAAATTCATAAATCATTTTTTTACACTCAAATTGAGACATCGTCTCTTTTTTTGGTTTATCATTATCATTATCATTATCATTATCATTATCATTATCATTATCATTATCATTATCATTATCATTAGCTTCACTCTTGCTTGTTGTTTGCTTCTGCTTTGCTTCTGTTTCGCTTATCTCTTGCTTGTCGTTTGCTTCTGCTTTGCTTCCGTCTTGCTTAGTCTTTTCTTGACAACCATTTAAAAACTTTTTCATGTTTGCGTCAAGCTGTGGCTTGATTAAATTCCAAATTGAATACTCTTCACTATCTTCTGAAAAATCAGGTAATTCAAAATTAAAAGAATATTCAAAAATTGCTTCATAAATAGCTAATTTTATTTTTTTTGGTCTTCTTTTTACAGAATTATAAAAAGATAAATAAAAAACTATAGATTCTCTTTTTTTTGTCAATTGATTTTCTTGTTTTCCCATGTTATGATCCTTTTGCTGTGTCTTTTAATCCCATATTTTCATATGGGATTTTTCTTTTATTATTTTTAATTCCGTAGAATCCCACAGAATTAAAACATATAAAAATTAATAATATTATTGACAACTAATAAAACAACAAAAATAATAATTAATGCTATTAAGTATTTTATTCTTTGTTTGTAATATTTTTCGTTTTTATATGATTCTGTTTTAATTTTCATCATAAACCTTTAATTTGAACATTATTTTGTCTTGCAATGTCTTTGATCAAGTTGAGGTTAGAAATCAAGTAATCGTTGAATTCAGCAACAAACTGATGACATTCAACATCTAATCCATTATAAAAATCTAATTCCAATCTTTCATAGTTAACAATTTCAACTAATTTTCTGTTTAAAATCTTATGGCCGTTTGCATCTTTTTCATATGGTTTTTTTTCATCAAATCTTACTTGAAAAATATCATAAACAAATCTTTTTAATCCGGTCATAACAAGATACATTTTCCATTGATAACTGTTTTTATAAGAATCAAGATCGATCTTTGATGTTGTTTTTATATCATGTATTTTTTCGTGATCTTTTGCATCATACTTACCATTGATTAATATTCCACCTATAATGCCTTTTATGAATTTTTCGGTGTCTTCATTTGGAATATTTATATTAATTGGATCAATACACAATTTAATTTCCCATTCGTTTATTGGAGTTGTTTGTGTTCCTATCTTTCCTTTTAATAGATTATGCTTTTCAATGGCTTTATGAATAGCAGTCCCTGCATGAACCTGATAACCATACTTTGCACCGATTCCCAATACTTTTTTTATGAATAATTCATCAGTCCATTTTTCACCATGAGCATGAGGTCCAAAATACCACTCATATTCATTATTTTTAAATTGATAAAATATATCAATTTTGCTTGGACTCATAAATTTACTTTGCCATTGTGTCATTTTCATTTCTTTTTAAGTTTTTAATAATTGAGTTATACATAATTTCTGCATTAGATATTGGTAAACTCATAATTTGACTTTTTAAATTATGTTCTCTATTGGTGATAAAGTGTATTAATTCTGCATACCCAACAGCTTTACCATTTAAAGTTTTTTTTTGATATAACTCTGATAACTCAGATTTCAACTTTTTAATATAAGATAATTGATATTCTTTTAAAGTTTTTGACATATTCACCCCCTATTTTTTTGTTTCTACTTTTTTTATAATTAAAGATAAATAATCACCATATTCATTTGAACCTTTACCAAAGTTTTTTATGATTTGTTGAATAGCTTTTATTTCATCATTAGAAACTTTTCTATTTTGAAACATATTTATAACTTTTTTGTATAATTCACCTAATTGTTGGCTGTTATATTTTAAAGTTTTTTGTGTATTATTCTGTTGATTCTGCTTCTCATTTGGCAATTGATTTTTATTGTTTTTATTGCTGTTTTGATCTGATGAATCAATAATATCATCTTCTGCTATCAAACCTAATGCAACTTGTATTGCATATCGTCTAAAGTATGTGATAGCAGCTCCTTCCTGCTGAGCTGCATTTGAGCTTTTCAATTCAATTTTTTCTATTTTCTTTGAAAACATTCTGCGATTATATCCAGTTTCAAGATCAACAACATTTAAAGCTAATTCTTGATCAATATATGTTTCATCTAAATATAAGTTATATTTATTCAAAGAATCTTTGATTGATGAAAAAATTTCATTTAAATCTGCATATTTGTAATTAGAAAATTTGTTTTCTTTCTTTTTTTTGATATCTTTGAATCCTATTTTAGCTAACTGTATTTTCTTTAAAAGTATCAAAAAGTGTAAATCATCAATATCTTTTTTAGCTTTTAATTCAATCAATTCTTTTTCTTTTTCTTGCACTTTTTTTGATATTGATTCTTGAGTTTCTTCTGCTGAATCTGCCATTACTTCCTGTTCAATTACTTCTTGTTCAATTTCTGTTATTGATTCCTGTTCAGATTGCTCTATCTTTTCAACTAAATCATCTATATTAATTTCTGTATCATTCATTTGCTGTTTCCTTTTTTAAAATGTTTCAATGTTAAATGTTTCTGTTACTGGCTGTTCTATTTTAAAATCCTCTAAAACTTTTTTAATATTCAACTTTCTTTCATAATAAGACTCGTTCAATGAATTCAATAAAACACCTTGATTGTTTAATAAATCAACTAATTTTTTTTCTGTTACTGGTGTTTTTCTGATTTTTACTTCAATTGAACCAACTTTACTAAAATATGTTTTTTTGTGTTCTGACAGGAATTTTTTTTGTAATTGAAGTTTTATCTCATCACATTTTTCTTGAAACTCATTAATCATATTAGTGTAATTGCTGTAACTTGCTAATAACTCATCTATTTCATTAATCTGTTCTGATGAATTTGTTCTTTGTGATAATAGGTCTAAAAACTCTTGACAGATTTCATTCCAAACTTCTTTTAACATTACTGAATAATTTTTATTAATTTCATTAAAAGGTTTTTCAATTAAATTAGTTGAAATTACTTCAGGATAGTATCCGTTATTGTCATGTGTTTCATCTATTTCAAACCTGTGCTTTAATTGAACATTGAAGCAACCATTATTTATATTGCATTCAAAAACTAATAACTCTAATGGTTTAAATGAAGTAGCAAAATCACTGTTATCTTGATAACATTCAATGGCCAGTAACACTTTATACTCAGAATCATTTAAAATATAATATTGATGACTGATTTGTTGAGCCCACTTTTTAATATAGTCTTGCAACATAATCAATTGATTTTCATTGTTTCCCATCAATAAATATTTTGTAGTTTTTATTTCAAGAATGTATTTTTTTATATCATCAATACCATCTAAACTGGCAATGATTTTTTCATTGTTTAAATGAGATATAACTGTTGATGATGTTGATATATCCAAATAATCATTTAAATATTCTCTGATTATTGGCTCTCTATACTGCCCCCATAATGTAAACCGGTTTCCACCAAAATTATCAGATACTTTGGTTTTTACAGCAGATTTAACATTTACTGTTACTGATAGAGAAAGATCAGTTGCACCCATTTTATCTTTTCTGAAATCTTTCCAGGTGTCAGACCCAGAAATCAAATCAACATGTTCAAAGTATGTACCTTTATTTACTTTCATTTTTATCGTTTTCCTTTTTTGTGAATAATTTTATTATAAAAAATACTATTGCAATTAACAGCAATAATTCTAAACTTCCAAATTTATCTTCTACCATGATTGACTTTAACCTCTTAAATGAGCATGAATAATATTTTTATTAAAACTTTTTTGAATGGATTTGTATTTTTTGAATATTATTTTTTCAAATTTAAACATAAAATAAGCCATTTTATTTGTAACTTTTATTGTTGTATAAATTACTGCACTTATGATTAAAAAATTACATAACATTGAAACTACATTTTTATGATATAAAAAGTAATAATATATAAAAGGATTGTGATGAGCATAATAAATGACACTTAATGCAATATCAACTTCAATTATTAATGCTAATGCAGTAAATCCAATAAATTCATTTTTTAATTGTTTTTGTGTTTTCATTTTTCTGTTTCCTTTCAAAGTTTAAAAATTATATTAATTGTTTTCAGCTTCAAAAACCGTTTCTACTTTATTAATAGAATCAGTTAGTGTTGATGTGTTTAAAGAAATATTCAAAGAAATATTTAACAAATTCATCAATGATAGTAAATTTAAAATATTTATTTTGGTTTTCCCTTGTTCAAATTTAATAATGCAACCGGAATGTATATTTAATAATTCTGAAACAGTTCTAATTGATAATTTCAAACCCTTTCTTTTATCTTTAAATATGCCACCAATTGCTTTAAAAAATTCATCATTTGTTACTTCATTTAAATTGAAATCATGCACTGCTAAATTGACTTTAGTTTCTTTTATCAATTTTTTTTCAAATAATGACAATATAAGATTTTTTTTTGCAGTTACTTCACAATCTTTTAATTCTGATGTGTCTATTAAACTATTCTTTTTTTTCATTTTTTGTTTCCTTTTCTATGTTGTTAAAATCTATAACCCAGTTATAATCATCTTGTTTATTTTTTTGTGTTTGTTCTATTAGTTGCTGTATCCCTCCTTCAATTATTAATTCAAATATATTTATGTTGTTATCGTTTTTATTCATTTTGTAATTTAAACCCTCACTTTACAATATTATCGTATTCTTTTTTAATTAGTCAAAAATATTTATTATTTTTTTATGTATTCAATGACTGTTCCATTTTTTGTGCCACATTTTGCTTTTTTAGTTATGATTCTATACCTTTCCAAAAGATTTAAACATTCTAATAAAGTTGGCTTTGAAATATTAATCTGCTTCTGCAGAAATAACAAAGTTGTGTTTAAATGGCCTCTTTCAAAAATATAACAAAAAACATTAATAAGTTTTTTTGGTACTTTTTCATTGTTCATTAATAGCAAAGTCAAAAAATCCATATAATCTTTTTTCTGAGTTGGCTTTTCGCTTGTAATCATATTTGTGTTTTTCCTATAAATAAGATATAATATCTTTAGTGTTTTTGTTTCCTTTCAAGAATAATTTCACTAGAAGACAGTTATTTTTTAACTGTCTTTTCTTTTAATAATATTTTATCTTGCATTTAATCTCTTCTGCTTTTTTGTCAACTTTTTCTATATCAAAGCTACCAACAAATTTAATTTCTTTAGTCAATAATTTATTTAATTCTGATATTACTAACATTGGTGAACAATGAATAAAAATTGTTTGTTTACCCCTAAAGAATATACCCCAATATTTAAGTGATAACCTTTTAATTTTTATATCTAAATTAAAATTCATTTCTTTTATGTTTGCAATAAAATCGTCAGTAACATCTAAAACTGTTTCTGCATTTTGTTCAAATCCGGTTAGTTTCATCTTGATTCCTTTTATAATGTTTTTAAAAATATTTCTTTTAATTGATGATCATTCCAGCCATCATAAACAGTGTATGCTTGATACAATTTGTTATACAGTGTTAAATGTTTGTTCATTGAATTTATAGCAATATATATGCTGTATCTGTCATTGATTTTATAGATTGGTAATCTATGGCCCTCTACAGTTGTTAAATGATCATTATCAATGATGTATATATTGATTCTTGAATCTACTGCATAACATGAATCAAAATCTATAATACAAAAATTAGAAAACTCTATACACCATTTTATTAAATTATGATGCTCATCTTCTGACAGTTCCCACAAACAAGTTGCATTTTTGATATACTGGCCACTTGTTAATTTATTAAAAAGAAATATTGCTTTTTTAGTTATGATTAAATTTTCTTTTTCATCATCTTCACTGTCATCATCATCATCATCATCGGCACCAGTTTTGCCACTAAGTCCTGTATATTTTATTGTAGTATCAATATGAATGATGTTATCTGTTTCATCTAAAGTATCAGCATCAGTTGACAATATTTCAGAATCTTCTGCAATAACATCTTTAAATGAAGCTGTAGAAAGGTTAGCTTTAATATTACATTCAATGAAAGTCGTATTTTTAAAAGCAGTATTGAAAAAATCACAGCTTTCAGTAATTCTCGAGTTTTTAAAAGTACAATTTATAAATTCTGTTAAATGAAAATTGCAACTTTCAATGTACAAATCATCAAAAGTACAATCAACAAATTCACAATATGAAAGATCAAGATTAATCAATGTTTCATGTGCAATACATTTAGATTCAAATCTTTTATCTGATCTTGCCAATTGATGATAAATATAATTTAATGAAATAATCATGCTTCAATTCTTTTTAAATCATTATCACAATCTTTTACTTCAAAAGATAAAACTCTTTGATTTTTGTTGTTTATAATTGAAATTTCTGCATATTCTATTTTATTCATTTTTGTGTTTTTATGAATGAATGGGTTGGTAACAATAACTAAGCCATTTTCTGTTTTATTTAATTTAACTTGAACGCCTTGATTTTTTGTAATGATTAAATGCCATTTGTTTTTATTACTTCCATCATGTGCAAACATAAACCGATCTGCAATCGTGATGTTTAAATCTTTAATCAATTCAGCACCAATATAAAAATTAATGTAATTAGCTTCTGTATAATTGTTGTGAATATAAGAATAATAAATTGATGTTGTGTCATATGCTGGCACTCGTTTTCTTATATACGGAATAATTACTTTTGTTAAATCTAATTTTTGTGTCATTTTATGTTTCCTTTCAAAGTTTATAAAAAGTTAGTTTTTTGGGAAAACTAACAAACCCTGTTCATTAATTAAGAGCTGTGTTATTCAAACCTGTGATAAATTTTTTCATGCTGATATCAAAATCAAAATCAAAGATCACAGATGCAATTTGTTCAGATTCCCATTTTCTTGCAACATCTTTAAACTTGAACATTTTTTTAGCTTTTGTTGTTAATAAGTTGTAATAAAAATAAGCATCTTCATATTTGATCATTTTGTTGTTTCCTTTCAAGGTTATTAAATTCACTCATTCACACAAGAAATATTATCATATTATCTTTTAATTAGTCAAATTTATTTTACCATACGGAATCACATGATCAAAAAAAGACATGATTTCACTGGCTTTAAACATTAAATAATCATCTTTATTTTTATCTTTAATCAACTTAACATCAAATTCATCTTTATAGCTCAATATCCATTGATGACTGAATTTATCTTTAATTATCAATGAACCACCCCACCAAAATTTATAATCCCTGTAAATAGATTTTTTAGGTAGTTTTATTAATGCTGCTCTGTCAGTGGCCATATGAATATCTTTTGTCTGAATATAGATTTTTTTCCACATTTTTATATTTTCTTTTTTAGTTTACTGTAAACACTTACTTTGAATTTTTTTATTAATTCAATGTCTTTTAAATCAGTAATGACTTTTTTTGTAACCAATTGATCCACCAAATTAACATAATAACTAGGACCATATAAACTAGAAGTAGAATAAATTAAAGTAACATCTGATGTATCCCAATTTATAACATCTCTTGATATTTTTGCTTTATATAAAACATTTGGTAATATTACAGCATGATCATAATTCATTAAAACTTTATCAAGGTTGCAATCATAATCACTGAAACCCAATAAAGTTAATAATACTTCAAATTTTTCTAATAATTCGCTGTGCTTCATAATCATTTTTGATTTCCTTTTAAACAAAATTTTAATAAAACTAATAATGCTTTTAATGTTCTTTTTTGAAATTTTGCATTTGCAGAATCCCACCATGTTTCATTTTCAAATAATTCACTTAATTCTTGTATTTGAATTTTTAATTCATCAATTGTTTCTGATTTTTTCATGATTTTCCTTTTAAAGTAAAAGTTTAAAAATTTAATTCGGTGGATTTCCACCGAATTGATTAAGCTGTTAATAATTTAGCTGATTCTGTTTCAATGATTTTGCTACCATATTTGTTTCTAATATTTTTCAATGATAAAGTTCCTCTTTTTTTCTTTTCTGACAGATCAGGAGCCCAATACCATGCTTTTTTACCACCACTGTATCTAAAACCAAGAATCTTTAGTTGATCTTTATATGCAAAGGTATTACCAGTTAACCATACCCAATAATTCACTATTTCAATTACAATACCTGTCATTGACTTTAATTCATTAATGAATTCAAGGTTGATGCTGTGATTTTCTTGATCATTTTTGACAACATATTCAGCATTGTTTATAAAATATTTTGAAAAATCATTGTATGCTTGATTTATCAATTGCATTGTTTCTACATTGCCACCTTTGTCTGGGTGATTTTCTTTTGCTAACTTTCTGAAAATTTCTTTTATGTTTTTTGCAGTGTAAATACCTTTTGTTAAACCGAAGATTTTTTCAGCATTTAGTAAATTCATCATTTTTTATTTCCTTTCAAGATTTATTAAACATTCACATAAGAAATAATATCGTTTCTTGGTTTAATTAGTCAAATTTATTTTACCAATTAAATCGTTATTATTTAATGACATCAATGTTTATCAGTGTTTTCAATGATGTTTTTATTTTTTAAATTGATCTGTTGATTCAAATCTAATATAATTTGATTGTCTTGAAACTTGATATCAGATTTTTTTAATCGATAATTTAAAGAATCTTCAAATTTAAAATCTTCTGCATACTCACCAAGCAAACCAGAAAAAACACATGAATAAGATGGCCTGTTTCCGTTTTTAGTGATATTGACTTTATAATATCCCAAAGTGGGGTTTAAAGATAAATATAAGCAATGATCTTTATATTGAATATAAACCTCTTTTTTCTGAAAATATTCCTCTACAATAAAATCACATAATCTAATGTACACTTCAAAATAAGTTTTTAATGTTTTATGCTTTTCTTTTTCTGTTTTACTGTACTTTCTTTTTCTTATGGCAATACTTGGTAATAATAACTTGTTTCCATTAATAGAATTCTGCTGTCTAATGATCAATTCTTTTTCTATCAATTGATGAAAATATTCTTTATTCCATTTATCTTGATTGATTGAATAATCTTGATATTGGTTTAATCTGATCAATAAATTATCGATCAAATTATCTTTATACTTTAAATGTTGATTCAATAGCTTTATTTCTCTTTTTAATGCACTGATTTCTTTATTGTTTCTTATGTTAGCTTTGCAAAGCATACAAAAGCAGTCATTACCATGATTCATTGTTTTCATGTTAATATACCTTTAAATGTATTGATTTTTTAATAAATAAGTTGATTGGTGATAACTCACCAACCACTTGCCATATAACCATTAATATGCAGAATCCAATTTTAATAAATTCAATATACTTGAATCAATCATTGCTGTTTCATTGTTATGATTTTCTTTGGAAACATTCAAAGGATATTCAGAATCTAATAAAAACTTTTCAAATTGTGGTAAATATCTGGTAGTTAATGATGATTCAATATCTTTTATTTTCATTGACAAAAAACCTGTTGCATCTAAAGATTTATTAAATATTGCTAAAAAATATGTTTTTGATTGTCTAAACTGACTATAAAACAAAATACATATTTGATCAGAATGTTTGAAGTCAAATTTAATAACTGGTAAACCTCTGCAGAAAAAAGAATCAAAAAATGTATGGTAAATACTGATTTCACGATAAACACTTTGAATTAATTCAGGATAGTGAACAAATTCATAAAAAGATTTTTTGCTTTTCAAGATTTCAAAACTTTTAAAATTCTGATGATCTTTTAATAAATCAATAACTGATAACATTTGCTTTATTGCTGAGCTTTTTCTTACTTTGTTATCTGCAAACTGATTTAATATATCTAAAAAATATAAATTAATTTGATTATTTTGAATTGTTGACATATAATTAATTTCCTATAAAAATGACATAAAACTAAAGAGCCCTGTGATGAGGGCTTTTTTCTTGTAAATATTAATAAAAATCTTTGTTGCTATGACAGCTAACACTAATGAATTTGTAACAGTACATAGATATATCTTTACAAACACAAGTGTAATTATCAAAATAATCAATCATTGCATCGCCAGCATTACCAACACCACCCAATTCTCTAACTGCATTTCTAAAATTAGAAAAGTGATCATCATATAATTCTTTTAAATTTCTGATTTGTACATTTACTGAATTATGGTGCTCAACTTTAACAGATATATCTTCTTTCTTGTATCCGAATTTTATTGCCAATTCTTTTACTTGTGTTCTGAAATCTTTTAAAAGCATTTTTTCTTTTTTCATTTTTTTGTTTCCTTTCAAGGTTATTAAACTCAATCACTGAAAAATAATAACACCATTCATTTAATTAGTCAAATTTATTTTACCATTAGCACATTCCAGTTAATAAATAAAATAGGTAAATGCTGTATAATCTTATCTTTAAACTCAGTTTTATTCTGTGATTTAATGAAAATTTGACAAAGTAATTCATTGATATTCAATTCTTCTAAACATGACTTCAATTTGTTTAATTCTTCATATAATTGTAATATTTTTGCTTCATTATGATGATTATACATGTTATATAAAAACTTTAAATCATCAAATAATAATCTTATTTCAATTACAGCATTTTTTCTTGTATATAATAAATGTTTCATTTTTTCTGTTTCCTTTCTAATTAAAATATTATTTATCAATAATTTCATATTCTATCTGAATAACACTTAAAATTATGAACATGATTATAAAATGAATGATCACAACAAAATATGCACCAGCTTCATTAAACATTTTGATTATGTATTTACCTGTAAAGATATAATACAAATCATTTAACAGCAGTAACTTTAATAAAATCAAAGACAATGCACAAGAAAACACACAACTCCAAAAAATACATTTCATAATAATCACTTTAATCATTAATATCTCCTCCAATAAAATTTCTTTTAATTTGTATACAAGCTGTTAATACACTGCCACTACCCATGGCTGGATCTAATATAAAATCATTTTCATTAGAAATGGCTTCTATTAATCTTGTTTGTAATTCAATAGGCTTTGAATGTGGGTGTTCTTTTGTTTCTACCTTTTCTTTCCAAACATTAGGTATATTGTGAATAGTCCATATTCCTTTTACTCTTTTAGGTGTTTTTTGTAAAATAAGTAAAAATTCACATTTATTTCTACTGCGATAACCCATACCTATTTTATGTTTTTCCCATACAATTAAATCTACAATGTTTAGATTTGTATTGTTTAACCAATGTTGATACCCTTCTGTTAGTTGAAATTTATCAATCCATAAAAACAAATGTCCAGATGGCATTAAAACTCTATCAATTTCTTTTATAAAGTTTATTATTATTTGTTCGGACATTTGTGGTAAATTTTTTCTCCTAACTTCTCTTTTATGATTGCCATAATTAATTTTATCCAATAATCCCCTATATTGTGGATCGAAAAAAGTGGCTTTTATAACATCATTAGAAATTAAAGATAATAGTTTTAATCCATCTATTTTATTTTTTTTATTTAATAATTCACTTTCTTTTATATTTTCATTAATAATATTCATTATTTGTTACCTTTTAAGTTTATTTATGCTTTTTTGTTTTTTACTTTTATAAAAATTTATAAAAATAAACATTTAACTCTTTTTCATTTGATCTTTTTAATTGAAATTCAGTATTGCTAATAAATTCAACTGTAATTCTAGGAGTGCCCCATAATCCTTTTATTCCATCTTTAAATTTATTATAAGCATATTCTAAACATTTCTTTTCTGTTGAACTTAAATGATAAATTCCACCTTTAATTTCACATTTCTTTTTATTTAATGTAGTAATAATAACATGATTATTTTTAGATATTTTTAAAAGCACAGCACCAACTAAAATACCCCAACTATGGCCAAATAAATTTAGTTCTTTTAATTGATTTCTTAAAATGCTAATATCACTTGCATCAATTGCATTTTTAATAGCAAATTGTATTAAATCATCTTGATTCATTTTTTTTATTTCCTTTCAAAGTTGATTGTTGATTTTCTTGAATATTTACTAATGTACCAACTACTACATTATACATAATTAATATAATAAGTAATGTAATCACTTCTAAAACAAAAATCAATATCAATGCTAAAGTTATAAAAGTCATTTTTTTGTTTCCTTTCAAAGTTTTAAATTTTAATCAATAAATGTTACAGTAAACATATACCAATAGTCGCCACTGTCAGATATAGCAGATTCATCTTTTAAAAATTCTCTTGCTTTTTCTTTGTTGAATAACATACATTCTAATTCATAGGTAAAACCTGATGGAATAGACAACCAACCATTAAAATAACCCTTTCTTTCAGAATCTGCCTGTGTTTCTTTATTGCCATGTGTACAAGATTCATGCTCATCATTTTTACAATCACAATCTTTCTTGATTCTAACAGCATAATCATTTAAATTTATTTCAAAGTAAGTGCAGTTGTTTCTGTGATCTTTATTTAATATTTGCATTCTTTCTTGTAATTGTTTCATTAATAGCAATGCTTCAATTGAACACAAGAATTTGTTTAAATCAATGTTAAAGTTTTTTACAGTTGAATTCATTTTATGGTTTCCTTTCAAAGTTATTATAATTATAATTATTATTTTGTTCTTACTAATGCAATGTTTTCTAACTTTCTGTTAAAAATCAATTCTTCTAATTGTGCTTTGTTTAAACCTGATTCTAACAAAGCATTGTAATAAACTTTAAACAAATTGATTTTGCTGATGATTGCAACCCCATTTTTCCAACTACCTTTGTTTGCTTTTTTTGCATTGTTAACTAGAAATTGTTGATTAGTTGTTAGTATCATTTTTATTCCTTTCAAGATTTTTATTTATAAACACACTCACACATAAGATATTGTATCGCTTTTTAAATCAATCAGTCAAATTTATTTTACTAATGAACCTAACTTTTTTACTTTTTTTGTGTTTTTATTCTAATTTAAAGTAAAACTAAATCAATAATTACTTGACTTTGATGCAAGTTAAATTAAATTAACTTTTAAATTTAAATTAAATTAAGCTATAATTCTAGTATAAATCAATTTCACTTTAATTTAACTTTTATTAAAAAAGGCTTCAAAGCATGTCAAACATTGATCAAATTGATAAATTAAATCATCGGTTTAAATTAATTAATTTATCTAAATTAGAAAACAACACCGGACAGATTCCAAATGTTCCCCAGAATCCACGAGATTTAACTGATGATGGATTTGATAAATGTGTTCAGTCAATAAAAGATGCACCACACATGTTAGAAGCACGAATGTTAGTCGTTATTCCTGTTAAAGATAAATATGTAGTAATTGGTGGCAATCAGCGATTAAGAGCCCTAAATCATTTAAAGTTTAAAAATACAATTTGCTTTGTTGCAGATGAATGGACCAATGAACAGATAATAGAGTTCATTATAAAAGACAATCTTGAGTATGGGATAACTAATTTTGATGTAATTGCAAATGAATATAACATTGAACAATGTATAGAATGGGGTATGAATGTACCGGATTACTTTTCAGAACACAACCAAGCAGAAGATGAACCAAAGAATACTAACACCGAAATTAATTCAGATGATTTAAAAGAAGATATGAAATTAACTTTAAACTTTTCTTATGATCAATACCAAAATGTTACCAAAGAATTAAAAAAACATGGCTCAACAATGGAAATAGGTCTATTAAAGTTGCTTGATTTATAACACAAAATAATTTGTCTCGGCACGGTGAGCAAACCTAACCAAAGCCAGTAAATATAAGAGTTCAATTTTTTACAAAAAACATAAAATTATGAAAAAATATCAATCGTCATTATTTGCTTACAAGTGGCAACTGTCAGATCAATATAATGCTGTACCTAAAAACAATTTAAAAGTATTTGGGACATTCGTTTGTGGTGGTGGCAGTACAATGGGATATAAATTAGCTGGATATGATCATCTTGGTGGTGTTGAATTAGATAAAAAGATTGCAGAAATTTATAAAAAAAATCACAATCCCAAGCATTTATTTGTACAAGATATCAGAGACTTTAACAAACAAGTAAACAAACAACAATACCCAGAATTATTTGAATTGGATTTATTAGATGGATCACCGCCGTGTTCTACATTCTCAATGGCCGGAAGTCGTGAAAAAGCATGGGGAATTGAAAAGCAATTTAAAGAAGGTCAAAAAAAGCAACAATTAGATGACCTATTTTTTGAATGGATTGAAACAGTTAGAATCTTGCAACCAAAAGTTGCTATTGCAGAAAATGTAAAAGGTTTATTAATTGGTAATGCACAAGTATATCTGACAGAAATAATTAAAAAGTTAAACGAAATTGATTACAATGTACAGGTATTTTTGTTAAATGGTGCAACAATGGGATTACCACAACGCCGAGAAAGAGTGTTTATAATCTGTTCACAGAAAAAATTAAACTTTCCTAAACTTGAATTAAATTTTAATTGTCAACCAATTTATTATAAAGATATTGAAATACAAAATAACAACAAAAATATCACAGATACTTTACTGAAACTGTGGGTTAAAACAATGGCAGGTAAAGATTTTTCAGATGCACATGCAACAGGCAGTTTTTTCAATTATTGTAAAGTATCACCAAACAAAGTATTACCAACAATTGTAGCCAATGATATCAAACTTTATCATTATAAAACACCTAGAAAGCTATTATCACAGGAATTAATAACAGCTAGTTCATTCCCACAAAATTATAACTTTGGAAATGTACAGCCATATTATTTATTAGGTATGAGTGTACCACCAGTTATGATGGCCCAAATATCTCATCAAATTTATTTACAATGGTTATCAAAAATTTAACTTTTAAAAGGAAACAGAAATGTCAAAAGCAGAAGATCATAAAATCAATATTCAATTTGAAGAACACAATGAATGTGAACGAGTTGACAATCAAACTATATTAAACATGTGTAAAACATATCCGGGGTTTGCTCAATATTTGAAAGAATCAGAAAACGAAAATAAATCAATAAATTATGATAAAAGACTTGATAGTTTACCTAATAACATATTTGATGTTGCATTAGCTTTTTTTGATTTGATTGCTCAAACAACAAACAAAAAAGAAAAAGAATTACTGATTTTTAGTGTACCAAACATACTTGATTCAATTCGTTATGAAATACAAGCAAATCATGCAGAAACAGAATATAAAATTAATCTTCAAAAAAGAGAAGATAATATAAAACTTGATGCAATAATGAACAAATTAAATAAAAATGACAGCAAAGAAACTGAATAAAAGAAATAGCAAATATACTGAAATGCAGTGGCGAGAAGCCAGAAAAATGTATGCACTAGGTAAGAATGATAAAGAAATATCAAAAGAAACTGGTATTCCTTTATCATCAATTTGCTTGAATAGAAAAAAATATAACTCATTATGGGAATCAACTGAAAATGCTGAAAAGATATCTAATGTTCAGAAACAAGCTGTTGAATCCATTAATCAAATATTGACTACAGCTGAGTTAACCATTCAAGAGTTGTCAGAAAATGATCAAAGGCAGTTAAAAAAGATAGAAGAAGAAAGCAAAGCAAATTTATATATTAGACAAGTTCAAACTGGTGGTATTAGTTTATCTAGTAAAATAATTAATTTGTTGCATCATGCACAAAGTGAATTGTTAAAGATTGCACAAAAGAAAGGTTATTTAGATGACAGTGTATTAGATAAAACATTAAAAATAGCTAAAATTCAAGAAAAAATCGGATTAAGTATTGATTCAATATCTAATTCTTTAGGACATAACAGACCAATTAATGCAAATCAAACTAATATAAATTTCCCTGGTAAAGATAATAAAGATAATGAATCACAGTCTAATTTAGAAGTTTATGACAAACCAAAAGTAAGAATACCATCTAATGGCCGTGAAATAATTGAAGTAAATTTTATAGAAGAGGTAAAAAATGGGTAGAAAAAATAAAAACAACACAAAAGAAGTAATTAACATGGAAACACCAGAAGCAAATAAAATGATTGATGATAATAGTATTTTGTTGCAAGAATTAAAAAATAAAGAATTAGAATTGAAGTTGAAAGAACAAGAGCTAAAAATCAAAGAACAAGAAATATTGTTACAACAAAATAAGTTACAAGATAATGTACAACCTGAAAATAATTTAGATTCATGTTTTGAAGATGTATTTAATGAAATCAATCAAAAGATTGATAATTTAGAAGATGGATCAGTTAAAGTTATATTTAATGTATGCACTAACTACCCTTTATATAGTTTAAAGCAGTTGAAAGAACATCAACAAAAATTCAATAAATTGAGATCAGTAAATATTGACGCATACAATGATAAAATGTTAAATGGTGTTAATCCATTACCAAGCAGATCAGTTACTAAAGAAATGGTTAAAAACAAAGAAATTGTTACAGTTCCAAAATGGTGGTTTCAGTTAAACAAAGATCGTAAAATGTCAATCCCTTTATCATGTTATGTAAATTACCTTGATAAAGCAAAAACAATGATTAGTCATTATGAAACTAAGTCAATTATAAATGCAAAAGGTAGACTCAGAAATGGTGAATTATATACCGATGAATCACAAACTTTAGAAACTGTGTTAGTTGTTGAATTGGTAAAATAATTTGAATTTATGAACACACAAAGAAAGATATTATCACCACAGCCAGGCAAACAAGAAATGTTTATGTCAACAGATGCAGATATTGCATTTTATGGCGGTGCCATGGGTGGTGGTAAAACTTTTGTATTGTTATTAGAGGGAACAAGAAACATTCATGTACCTGATTTTACTGGTGCTTATTTTCGTGCTGAAATTAAAGATTTAATTGGTGCAGGTGCAATTTGGGATCAATCTCAAGAAATATTTCCTATTGTAGGTGGGACACCCAGATCATCAAAGTATGATTGGAAATTCAAGAAAACAAATGCAAGAATATTATTCTCTTCACAGGATAAACCAGCCAAAATGTTAAATAAACAAGGTTGGCAGATGGCTTTTATTGGTCTTGATGAGTTAACTCAGTTTAATGAAGATTTTTTTTGGTTTCTTGTAAGTAGAAATCGTGCATCTGGTAGAGCAATGGGTAAAATTAAACCATACATAAGAGCAACATGCAATCCTAAAAAGAATTCATGGGTTAGAATGATGATTGATTGGTATTTAGATGAAGATGGATTACCTATTGAATCAAGATGTGGTGTAATTAGATACTTTATCAGAATAGGTGAAGCATTAGAAACTAGGCTTGTTTGGGGTGATACAGAACAAGAAGTTAGAGAACAAGCAAGACAATATGATATTCCTGACAATATTCCAATTAAAACTTTTACATTCATCAATTCAACTGTTTATGATAATCAGATTTTGGTGCAACAATCACCAGATTATCTTGCAAATTTATACGCACAAAATGCAGTATTAAAAGCAAGAATGTTATACGGAAACTGGAATATTGATTATGATGATTTTGGAATTATACTTAATAGAGAGTATTTTCCCAGATATAATCTGTCAGAAAAAATGCAAATACCAGGATTTTTTAAAGAAACATATTTTGTTATTGATGGAGCATCAAAAACTAAAGAATCAAATGATTACAGTGTAATTGGATTAGCGGGACGATCTAATATTGATGACAAATGGTATATTATAGATTGGATAAGAGAAAAATTAGAAGAACCAGATTTAGAACAATTAATTATCGATAAATGGCATGAATGGAGAAGTAAGTTAGACAATAAAATTCAATTTTCACCACCTCGCGGAATATGGATTGAAGACAAAAGTTGCGGAACTGGTTTATTACAAAGGTTGCCAAGAAAGGGAATACCATGTCAACCATTAAAAGCTGTTAAAGATAAATATTTAAGATTAAATGATGGTTTGATGTTTATAAAGAATCAATTTGTGATGATACCAGATTCTGGTAATTGGGTAAACAAATTCTTTGAAGAATTAGAATGTTTTAGAAAAGATGGCAAACATGTTAAAATGAATGGTGAATCAAAAGAACATGATGATCAAGTTGATGTTTTGGCTTATATGATTAGTACACAGATAAATACATTATCAGAAGTACAAGCATTAATATTACCAGAAGAAAGACAAAATACTGTAAAAAAATGGTATGATATGTAAAATATACTTGACAATGTTCACAATATTTTTTAGACTACTTTTATTAATTACTTTTATAACAAAATATGGCTATTACACCAAAACAATATATAAAACATAATCGCAAAGTAATCCCTAGAGATGAAAGAGACTTTGGAGACCTTGCAAGACATGACATTATCGTTACAATTATTTTAGCTTATGAAAAAGGAGCTAAAGAAGATAGTCATGGAACTCAATTAAATATGAATTTAGAATTTTTAGAATTCACAAGAAATAAAACAAATGAATTTATTAAAAAATATGTAAATCATAAGTATGCAGATTTAAAAAGTTATGTTAATGAAACAGAAGATTATGCAAATGCAGAAGTAATTCCAGTTGCATATGATCACAAAAAAAGTGCAACAGATGTATCTGGTTACAGTCTAGGTTTAACATGGATTGAAAAATACAAAGGTGTTAATACTTTATTTATAAAAGGTATTATAAAAGATAATGAAGCTAAAGCAAGACTTGAAAATGATTTAATTAGAGCAACTTCATTAGGAACTAGAGATGATGGAAGTATTTCAGAAATTTCAAATGTACAAAATGGTGCAGTCATTCATGGTGGTTATGTGTTTAGTGAAAAAGTTTCAAGTTACATAAACAATGTAACTCAAAAAATAAAAAATGTTTTTAATAAAAACAGTGATATAACTGAATTTTATGAAAAAAATGATATAAGTAAAGAAAACACTGAATCAGTAAATGAATCATTAAAAGAAAATACTGAAATAAATCTGTCAGAAAATGAAAATCATGCAACCAATATTCAATTAGACGAAAAACTTAGTAAAAAAATAGAATTATCTGAAAAAATTAAAAAGTTAGAATCAAGAAAAATAGAATTATCTGAAAATATTATACCAAATCACTATAGATTAAAAAAAATGATCAAATCAGGTAAAATATTAAGTGCAAGTTATTTTGATTTAATAGATAAAAGTCCAGATGTTATTTTTATGTTAGATACTCATACTAAATCACATGATATTGGTTTAAATTTTGGATATTCAATTGCACCAATTGCTTTATCTGAACAAGATAATCATAAAAAAGAAAAATTTAAACATTTTTTTGAACAAGTGCAAGATTATTATTCTGAAAATGAAACTCAAACATCAAACAATAAAACGGAAAGTGAAGAAACAGAATCAAATAAAGCATTACAACCATTAGAGTTAATGGAAAATACACCAGATATTGAGAAAATTTATGAAGATAAAATTAGACACATTAAAGATTTATTGCAAATCTCACCAGATTTAGCAAAAACATATTGTGCAGTAGAATTAAGAGAGTGTGAACAGTCAGCTATGGAAGAAAACGATCCAAGTGATTTTCATTTACATGGGTATCTTGAAGAGTTAAAAGCTAGTCAAGATAATATTCAAAAAATGTCTATTGAATTACAGGAATTATAAAATTATGGATAAATTCAGAGAAAATGGCGATATATTGGTAGAAATACTGCAAGGTAAATCTTATCAGTTTAGCGAAAAATCAACTCCTTCCGAATCTGAAAACACAGAAAAAAAAGATGATGAAGAAGAGGCAAAGAAAAAAAAGAAAGAAGATCGCAAAAAAGAATTTGCTGAATACATGGAAGAACATGAAAAAAGCAAAGAAGAAAGGTATATGACTAAACAGGAATTTGCTGAATATTCAAAAAAACAAGAAGAGCATCACAAAGCTGTAACAGAGTTAAGTGAAAAAATTGACAAAATTGTAAAAACAAAGGAGTAATATATGAATCCATGTAGTGGTCAAAAATTATTTGGTGCAAGTTTTGAAAATCCTTATTTTAGATTAAATACACAAATAATGTTAAGTGGTTCAGCACAAACAGTTGCAGGAATACCTAGCATTCAACTGCAATTACCAACAAATACTGAACTTGGTTATTTTTCAGGTTGTATGTTGGCTAGATCAGCAGGTGATGGAACTGGAGCATATGCAGGACAAATCGCAGGTGCATTAATAAACTGGGATCCAAATTCAACTGATACAGGTCAGAAAGTATGGTGTAAAATGGTATTATATGATTCAATGGTAACAGCTCCAATATTGCCAAAAGATGGTTTATATGTTGGAAGTTATCAAGCAATGGTGCAAAAAGGTAATAACATTTTAAGAGAACAATTCTTATATGGTCCATCAACACCAAAAAAAGATAAACAAATTGTTAGTGCATACATGAAAACATTAGCTGATGCGGGTGATATAACAAGAACTACAATGCAGAATTCAAGCAGTGGTTCAGAAATCGCCATCATTTATTAATTTAAAAGGATAATATAAAATGTCAAATATGAACAAAATACAAAGAGCTTTGTCTATGAACAAGCAAACTAATTATCCTGATAATTTTAATCCAGGATCACTTAGTTTTGCAGAAGGTTATAATACTGATGCAATAGTAGATGTTGTAACTGCTATGGTTGATAATACAAAAGGTCAACCAATATCAAGCTTACATAATTTAAAAGAACAAATTAAACAAGTTGGTAAAATACAATTAGGTGAAAACTTGGAATTTGGATCTGTGTTAGAAAAATTTATAAAAAAAGAAGAAAAAAGAATTAGAAATAATTTAGAGTTTTCTGAGGGAAATGGTCAAGGTGCATTAGATGGTAATGCTGTTTCAGGTAATCCAATAACATCAAATACCTTTGCATCATTAGGAATTGTTTCTGAAATTGTAGGATCAAACTTAAATCCACAAACATTAGCAGGAATGATTTTACCTGATAGCCCAGTAAATGCGTATGAAGTAGAAGCTGATATTGTTGGTGGTGTATCTGGTATATTGCCGTATTCAGGACATGATCAAAATATTATATCTCAAATTTCACCAAGACCAACAGCGGGTGTTGTTTATAGATCAGCCTTATGGACTGGTATTTGTACATTACAAGGTGCTTTGTTGACAAACATTCGTAAAATGGGATCTAAAAACTTTTCATCAAGAGGTGTTGTGCAACAAATTACATATAACTCAATTATGATGAAAACACAAGCAGATACATTAAGAAATGTGTTAAAAAACAATGCTTTAGCTTATAATGAGTTTTTATGGGGTGATCAAAATATTGCAATGGGTATTCCTGATGAAAATTATTTAGCAATATCACCGATGGGAACTTATGACAGTTCAACTGGTTTATGTGATTATAACAATCCTGACCCATATTATAACCCAATTAAAGCATTAGCAAATATTATTAATTTACCTCATTTAAGAAAATATCGTCAGTATATTCGTGGTTTTATTATGAATGCTGGGGATTTTCAAAATGTTATGAATTACCCAACAATTCAATCATTAATTCAAGCAACTATGACAGCAGGTATGGCTTTACCAAATGTTAAAAGAAGTATTGATCAAATTAAAGAACTTGGTATTAACCTTGGTCATTTATATGCACCATTGAACAATATACCAATATATCCTGATGATGCTGTTTGGGTAGGACAATATGCAGATGGAACAATGAATAATGATGAGCAAAATTATTATGTACCAACTGGAACTATTTATGTTTTAATGGATTTACCTAATATTTATGGACCTATTGGAAACTTCCTATTGACTTATAATCCAAATGATGGAAATTATCAAGGAAATGATGAAAGTGGTGAATTAGCACAAACAAAAGGTTTATACATGAATGTTGCAGAAAGAAACTGGAATAATTCAGATGGTGGTCCTCGTATAAACTTAATTGTATCGTTAGCAGGTGCTCCGGCAATTTACAACCCTCAAAATGTGTTTATTATTTCAGGATTGTACAGCAATATTGATTCTTATTCACAAATGAGAGAAAAGAGAAGAATTGATCAAGCATTAAGAGCAAATACACAATACAATCGTGGAGCTGCTTAATTGGAACAAAATAAAAATGGTGATAATCAACCTTTATCACCTTTACCGAAACAGCAATATATTAATTACTATGATGTAAAAAATTTAATTGGTGTAGACAAAGTAAAGGTAAATGAAGATGATACAAGTGATGACAACGGAATACCAATATCATTAGCAAATGAATTAGTTGCAAATGGTGTTACTTTGGTTGTTTTTGATTTATCACCTTTTTATGTAACTGATCCAGAATTGATTGCTTATAATCCTAAAACTAATATTTCTGGTGATTGGAAGATGTTATTAGACTTTGCTCCTCAAACTTACAACATTTTAAGAAAATGTTTTACTTATATGGGGGCTTATGAAATAATTTCATCTTTCGTTACCATTAATACAAAATATAGAGATCACGAGTTATTACAATTTGCAGATTATTATCAACATCAATATAAACAGATTTTTACAAGAATTGTTGAAAAACTATCAACAGGAAATTATAAATATAATTTATATGGATTGAAACCATTGCTTGAAAACGGAATCAGCAGAGAAGTTTCTGAATATGGTATGACTGGTTCATTCGGTGGCGATGATTATAGTGAAAATCAACTAACAAATCCTCAGCAAAACTGGTTAAATGGATTTTATAATAACGGAAATTATTAATTTATGAACAATATAACAGATGCACTTTTAAAAGCAAATGGTGCTGATTTATTTGATAAATCTTATAATAATTTTGATACTTCACAGGCATTAAAAAATTCTGCAATGTTTGGAAAAAATAAAGATCATTTAATTGGAACTTCTGTACCTTATCAAACTTTAATACCATCTAATTTAATTATAAACCCATCAACTGTTAGTATATTAGAATTTCAGAAGATGGCAACTACTCAAGCACCTATTATAGCCGCTTTAACAATTATTAATAATTTAGTATTAAATGAAATTGGAAAGTATGAACATAAAAATAAAAAATATGAAGAGTTTATTAAATTTGCTATTGATTCATTAGATAGACCATTAACAGATATTATAAGAGAAATGTTAACAGCATTATGGGCTGGATTTTATGTCGGTGAAAAAACATATACAGTAAAACGAGGTATATACACCATTATAAAAGACATTCAACCTAGACCGCCAACATCAATAATGTTTGAAGTTGATCCACATGGAATGTTAACAGAAAATGGAATTAGACAATATTATTTTAATGCTTTATGGGGTGCAAATGCGAACATACTGTCTGCTAATATGTATTTCAATAATATGTCAACACCAAATCCATATGCACCAAGAGGCGATTTACCATATCCATTACGGATTTTTTGGGCTCAGCCAATAGGTGAAGTAATTTTACCATTAAACAAATCATTGCATTTTGCATATAAAGGTATAGATGGATTTACTTCACCATATGGCAGAAGTATGTTAAGAGCAGTTTATGATCTTTATATAAGAAGATGTCAATTAGAAAAAATAATTTTAAACGCTGCTAGATTAAGAGGTTCGACTTTACCTGTTTTTATTGTAGAAAACAATGATAAAAATACAACAACAGGATTAACTCCATTGCAAAGTATAGATGCAATAATGAAAAAAGTCGGAATGTTTGACAATGGAGCAGGAAGCAACTATATTGCTTTACAGGGTCAGTTAGGTAAATCTATTTGGATTGAAAAAATAGAAAGTACAGCTAATTTAAGTGAAATGGTGGATTTATTAAACAATAACAGTTATGAAATATTAATGGCCTTATTGTATCCAAACCAAATATCTGGCATGTCTTCTCATGGTAGTTATGGATTAGGTGAAACTCAAAAAGATTTATTAGGTAGAAATATTACAGCAATTGTACAAATGATATCATCATGTTTAATAGCTCAATATGTTAAACCACAATTGCAGATAAATTTTAGAGAACAAGATAATTTCGGTACATTCGTTAAGAATTACAATGTATCAGAAGATATTGCATTGAATTTAGATAAGATAAACCTAATAAAAGATAATGGTTATAAATTAAAAACACCTTCATTCTGTGAAATGATTGATATTAGAGAGTCAGCATTAGAAAGTTTAATACCAAATAAAGTAAATGATGATGATGCAGACAATGATAGTAATTCACAAAATGAAACAGGTCAAACATCTAATAAACCTAACAATAGACGACATGATAAAACAACAAATTATAAAACTATAGCAAACTTTACAAAACACAAGGCATTATCATAATGGAAAAAAGTATTAATGGTTTAGTTAAGATAGCTTTATTAAATTCTGCATACTTTGATGAAAAAACTGGATTTACTATTGCAAAATTATCAACATCTAATACTTTAGGTTATCCAAATTCAGTACAGATATTAAATAATTATGGAATAATTTCAATACCAACTAAAAATAAATTATGTATTATTTCTCAGCATGGTCAAACAGATTCTAAAGTATTTGGTATATTAAATTCTATTAATGATAAAAACTTTTCAATAAAAGAAGGTGAGACTATTGTTTTTTCTGAACATTGGTATAATAAAACAGGAAATGATGGAGTTTATCTGCAAGTAGCAAAAAGTGAATATAAAGCAGAAGCACAAATGATGGGTGAAAGTACAAATAAAGTTATAAGTGATTTATTACAGTATATATTAGATTTGTATGAATATTTAGGAATATTATCAACAGCATTGAATGCTCATGTACACACAGGTGTTCAGACTGGAACTGGGTCAAGTGCAACAATAGCAGTGCCATTTACAGTGCCACCAGTGCCAACTAATATAACAAAAGATAAACCTTATATTTCTAATAATAAAAATTTAGCATTAACAAAGAATTTTCAACCATATCAAATAATGAAAGAAATACAAGATAAGATTGAAGAATTAAAAGGTAAATAATATGGCAATTATAATAATGTTAACTATTGGTGTTTTATATATTTTTAATAGAAAATCTTTTAATAGATTTGTTATTCATCAAATAAAAAATACTTTATACTCTAATTCAAATTATGAAAACTTCAACACTGAAATAAAAAAAGATAATCAAGATATTAAATCATATAATTCAACATCTGAATACAAATCTAATTCATATTATGAATCAAATTAAAGCTAAAATAATTGAATTTGTACAAAATAAAATTGCTGAATTGTTAGCAGTAATAGAAAAAGAAAGATTTGAAAATCAAGGTGAATTCAATGGTAATAAATTTTGGAAAAGTAATGCAGGTGAAGTGGTTAAAGATAAAGGAAGAAATGAGCCATTAGTTGATTTAGGTAGTTTAAAGTCAGAAATGACAGATAAAACAAACTGGCAAAAAGAAATAAAATTATCGATAAACGACACTACAGTTGATATAACTATTTCAAGAAAAGAAAGTTTTAATGACCCAAAATACAATAAATTACAAGTTGGCTTTTCAACACCTGGTTATATAAGTCCTCGTGGGAATAAAATAGGACCCAAAGTTGTACCAGGTAGAAACTTTCAAGAAATAAATGATCAAGATATAGACTGGTTAGTAAATGAATTAATAACAGCAGTAGAAAAAGAATTTAAATAATGAAGAATTTACCAAAAAATAATTTACCAACATCAAGATTATCAAACTTAATAATAGAATATTTTATCAATTATAATGATTGGACTAAAAAGGCTTTTGAATCAGCACAGTACACTTACAGCAAAGATGATTTAAACAGTATGCAAAGACCTAGTATTTTTGTATATTCAATAAAATCAGATATCAATAGCTTTTCTTTTTCTAATAGAGGTGAATTAAAATTTGAAATCAGGTTATCATTAAAAGAGCAAAGGAAAGAATTGATGTTTGATTTTATCCAGTTGCAAAATTTACTAGAACTAATTATACTACAGAGATCAATGGAAAATTATTGTAAAGAGTTTATGGGTGGTCTGTGGTGGATTGGTAAAAGGTTTAACTTTAATGGATCAAAAATCAATGATGATGCTGATCCTATGTTATTATTAACCATAGATTATAAAATAGATTTAATGATATATAATTCTACATTACAACAAAATGGTTATTCTCTTGAATCACCAGATGATATAATTTATGAACATGTTGATAAATTATCTATTGATGTTGAATTATTAAATGATGAAATCGACAAAAAGGAAAAATAAAAAATGCAATTTATACATACAAGAACAAATTATATTGGAAGCCCAACAGCAGAATCACCTACTAAACAAGTTTTATTATTTGGTAAAGGTAACAAAGGTAATAAATTATCGTTAGCAAGTGGTGGTTATAATCAACCTAATTTATTTCAACCAGTTAAATTACCTTCATTTTCAAATGGTAATCAAGCAATTCAATATTTAAGAAAATTAGGATTGCAGTGTCAAATGGGTATTTATTTCACATGGACTTTACCAGCACCAGATACAATCACTAATAATGGATCAACAACTACTTTACAATGGAATTTAATACCATATGGATTTACAAAATTAATCGGTATGGCATTAAGTGGTTCTTTAAATCAAGAAACTGTGAATACTACTGTTAGAAATGCTTTTATTAACAACAATGTAGCGACTATGGTTGTAAATGGTAATCCACTGTTTATAACTTCTGGCAATCAAGGTAAAGATATGTTGCTGAATGGATTAAATGGAATTGAAGCACCTGATCCAGATAAATCAGCACCAATATGTATAATGGCATATTGGTTTTATGAACAAGCATTGATAGCAGCTCAACCTGTTTCAGGTTATCCAACTGCATTATTATCAATAATACCTGATAATAGTGCTTCTGTATCTCCTAACAGTACACCGTTTACTTTACAAACAGCAAACAAAATAACAGTAAATGCAGACGGAAGTGTATTTTTA